AATCCGCATGGGCCTGGATAGAACTTGATCTTTCGGCCCGAACATGGCCACGAATGATATTCATTATCTGTATTGCTTTTTGACTTGTGGTAAGCATTTTGCTTTCCTTTCACTAAAATTTATATCCCATCTTTTTTATTTTGTCTATTTTATCCATTGCATAAGAAAAACTATCAGCCTCTTCTCTGTAATAATTACAACAACAATAAAGCAGATATGCTGTTGATCTGCGACTATGAATAGTCATTCCATCCCCGCCTGTATCAGCCCAAACATTGAGATGAATATAATCTACATATATATCACCAACCATATATGTAGTATCAGACAATTTTTTTATTCTATCCACGCTTTTCTTTCTTTGGAAAATATTTGTCAACGTCACTTTCTAAATTCATTTTGTGAATTACAGGAATAAGATAATCTTTGCCTGTTCTGTATGCTCTTCTGATACAAACATCTGGAGAAGTATAGAAAACTTTGAATTGAACATTTGATTTCCCATACAATTTGACCCAAGTTTTTCTTACCGCATTGGAAACGCTAGTAGCATCAAGAATGACTTTCTTATGCCCTGCATTAAATAAAGAGGCAATCATCATTTTTGCCAACCATATGACTTTCGGCTCGGCGGATTCGAGGTGAGCCAAACCATGGAGAGATAATCTGATAGCATCGAGACTTACAACGGGAACACCCTGTTTCCTTGCCCAAGTAGATTTTCCCGATCTTGGTAAACCGACAGTCATTATCAGTTTCATTCTTTTCCTTTCTAATCAATTGCCCTTTTTAAAATAAGGGTAATATCCATCCATGCAACTTGTGCGGCATCTTTATCAGCCATCCGAAATTTTCTATCGCCCACCTGTAAAATATAAATAGGCTCTTTAGTTTTATGATCTTGATCTTCAATGACCTTCATCCCATGCTCAACATCGTCAATCAATATTTTTCTAATTCTTTTTATTCCTAATGTCATTGAAGCATCTTTTCTTATTCTGGTATTTCTCTGACCATTATTGAACCCATACCAAATTGCCCCACCTTCCAAAATTTATCAGCCTTTTTATCTGCTTCTTTTTGATTTCTCGCTCTGAAAGTTATTTCTGTTGGAGACCACTCTCTTGCAAAATATCTGGTATCAATATTTCCCATGGCTTTTGTTGCCAAAATTATTCTTCGAAATAACCTATAAGTATGATACATTTTTATCTCCAAAGCTTCAGAGTAATAGGGTAAAATACTAATTCCCCAATGGGGAGAGTAGACATAACAACCGCAATTTTCTGAAAACCGAAAAAAGCAATGATGCCAGGAATAACAAAATGCTCCAAGCATTCCCAAGAAATGGCAACGATACCAATCTTCCAACCCTTTGTAATTATAAGTCTTTTTATCTCTTTTACCATAACTACAGGATTTACTACCACTTTTTTTACTATCGAGAACATCTTCCCTCACTTTCTAATAATATTATATCATTTTCGGTACTTATTGTCAAGGAAAATGTTTCTCAATAATATCGCGGGGTTACTCTTCTGTTTCCTCTTCATCTTTTTTCTGTTCATAAATGGCAAGGGTCAAATCGGCCACCCTTTGACGCCATGAAATGTCATCTTGATTCAAAGGAATTTCAGCAGAAAAATCTTCAATGTCATGGTCAACTGTTTTATAGGGTGCTTTCTCGGATTCAGCATCAAAAAATGGGTGGCGAAGTTCATGCCTCATAATTCTGATATGATCGGGTCTTGTGGTATTTTCCCAACAAATCTTATCCAAGTAAACGATGTAATCAACACCCTCTTCAACTTCTGCATCCTGGGTCAAATGCCTGATCAAATCCGATGCCCTCTGGCATCTTGCTAGAATAATTTTTCCACCATACATTCTTCTCTTCAGGTCAAACAATACTTTTATGTTTGCGTTTCTCAATTCAGGGAAATGTTCTGCTCGTATTTCTCTCATCAAATCATTTTCATTCTGTGTTGCTTCTTCATACCTATTCACCATTTTCTTCCTCCCATACCAACAAGTTTTCTGGTATTATTTCGTTTACTCTCTTTTTCATTTTTTCTGTTTCTATCAGACACTCATCCATATCTATCGTTGCGAAAAGATTAGACAGAATAATTTGGGCATCTTCTCTTCTTCCATGTCTTCCAATTCTTAATAAATCAATTGTTTCTTCTACCATTTTCACATATTTCATTTTCCCTTCAGCCAGATATTTCTTCAGCCTATCATATAAAACAATAATATAATTGGCCTGGATGAATTCTTCTTGATATACATATGGTTGTATTTTTATAGTATCAAAATTAGGAGAATCTAGTGTTGTATAATAAGTATATCCACCATAATCGGGCGCGGTGCCTGTCGCATAAATCGTCTGCCCGACGATGGTCGTAGATCCAATAGGTTGTATAATGTCTGGTAAATGCATACTCATAGTCTTACTCCATTTTGAAAAGATTGGGATCGAGTTGATTTAGTATCTCTGGTATTTTCTTTTTCTTTTCCATTTCCAATAATTTTTCTAATATATAAGGAACTTCACCGCTTCTTATTGTTTCTTCCATCATTAATAAAAGCCTCTTCAGGGATTGCAACATAATATGCTGTGCCATTTTAGGATTTTCAATCTCTCTTATTACCCCATCCAATAGCATTCTTGATAAAATAATATCATCTTTGCTTATTTTATTCTTGCTCATTTTTCGACCTCAATAGCATATTGACAATATCCTTGAGCATATATGGCTTTATATTTGGTGGCGCGGCGACATTTTCTATAAAATCAAAGAGAATATCTTTATTGTCTTTAATTTCTGTAGCATCAGTATTATATTTTTTTGAGATTTCTAGCGATTTACTGAAGTCTGTGGATAAAAATAATGGTTGCAATCTTTGAACCCATTCCAGCTTCTTATTGTTTTCGATATTGCCATAGTCTTTCAGATATATAAGTTTTACTATATTCCCCTCGACCAATTCTTTTGTCGGCTTCTCTTCCGTTGTTATCCTGACAAATTTTGGTGCACCTGTAAATTCCCTGAAACTTAACTTCTGCTCATCCAGAATATAATACCCTCTTCTGCTTCCACTATCATTGAAAGTCAATTGAAAGGGCGAACCAAGGTAAATTATATTTCCTCTTCGGGAAGGGGCATGAAAATGCCCAGTCAAAACTGATCTGAATTTTTGAAAATCCTCTGCATTAAGTGCAGCATCCCTGAAAATATAATCTTCGGTGACAGCAAATCCGTTGATCTCGAAATGACCAAGGATGATATTATCTTTATATTTTTCTGCTTCTGGTGTGAAAAGAAAGGCGTGTTTATTCCAAGGAATAAGCACCAAATTATCAAGAATAAACGGCTCAAGGATAATTGCAATGTTTTTGTGCTTCTGGAAAAAAGTCAAACTGGTAGGCTCAATTCTGTCTTTGTAAAAGGTGTCGTGGTTCCCTGCTATGATGTAGACTTTCAAATCCTTGAATATATCAGCGATTTGAGAGGCAACATTCATCGTCCGAATATCAAGATATTTCCTGCTATCAAACCAGTCACCAAGACATATAATGGTGTCCATATTTTTCTTCACACAAACATCCACCATTTCTTTTGCAAGATTGATATAAGCATTATGCCAAATATCTGATGATTTATGTATGCCCAGATGCGGGTCAGCAAATAAGACGGCTCTTATCATAACATTTTATTCTTTATTTTCTTTTTTTAAAGGTTCTTCTTCACAAATTTTTATAAATTTTTTATCCAGTTTATCACAATCATCTTCCAATACTCGTATTCCTTCATAATCAATCGCAATCATATAATGGTCCGTATGATCCAATGCTCCATTTTCCATCATATGAAAACATATATCTTTTATCTTACTATGCTTATTTTGGATTTTTATATATGCCTTGAAGGAATTATTGCAGATTTGAGTTATGTAAGAGAATGCATTGCTGGAGCGTTCAGGATTGAAGTTTTTGAGATATTTGAGGCAAGTCAATACTGCTTCAGATACCATATCATTGCGCCATGTATAACCAGAAAAGTTGCCCCTCGAAGAAAAATTTTTTGCTATTGATAGCAACATTTTTCCCAAGGTTTCGCTTGCTCTGCCATTTTTTTTAAACTCGATTATTTCACCAAGTAAATCTACATTCTTTATATAGAAATTGTTACCATTAGTTTTGCCATTTGCCATTTCTTTTATCTTCCACGTGCCATCCTCTTTGACTTTTTTAATGGATCAAGTTCTTTTTCTTTTGCTTTTTCAAGTGCTTCGATATGTGTTGCTCGAACACAATTGCGAACTGTCCATTTATATTCCGGAGAAGCATAGCAAGTGCAATAGTCACCTGTAGGCCATTTTTCTATATTTGCGCATCCGGCACACCTATCAATAATCGGATCGCAATGACCATCATCGAAGAAGCAACCTTTCGGCATTTGGAATATACATTCTTTTCCTTTTTTTATTGTTTGGCAAATATCATACATAATAGTACCGTTCTTTTTTAGTTTTTCTTGTTTTTTAATTTCTTTTTTTTTCTAATATTTTTTCTTGTTTGCTTCGATGAAGATAGTCTAAGTATTCCTCCTGATTATTATATTTTACTATATCAGTAGACAATTGTAAACGTATCTATGGGGTTTCTTTGGAAATTTTTTTCTCGACTTGTTTTTTTATATGCTCTAGCGCATCATTCGCTTCAAACATTTTTATCATCAACCTATCCCTTCGTTTTTTATTTGCTTTGATTTTTTCAAGAGAAATACCATCATCCAAACAAAAATCAAAAAGATATTTTCCTTTATATGTTTTTTTCAATTCTTCGTTTAAACTTTTTTTCAAATCAAGGATTGTCTTTTCGGGAATGAGAAACTTCTGGCATATATCTGAAATGACAGGGGTATAGGTCTGCTCTTTTGGAACTAGCTTTATATTCATTGCTCGGAATATATTTGTCTTCTCATCCTTTACAGAATAAGAAAGATATATGGATAGTCTCATTCCCGTTCTCTTTACTTAAAGTAAATTAATGCTGTATTCACTTGTTTGGTTGTCCAAATACGGATGGTGTTTACATCAACAGCTTCAACTGATACAGGGATCATGAAATTCGTATCTGTATTATATAATTGAACCATCAATTGTTGTGTATTAAGATCATGTACCTTATCATAATAGTATTTGAAGTTGTCCGTTCCTATAATCTGTGCTGTTCCTGTTCCTCCGCTTACAGTAATAATCAAACTATTTTCATCAACAAAATCTACATCACCAATAGTCAAGAAGTGATGAGTATTATCCGCGCAATAGACAGCAACATCTTGTATACCAAGATTATGAGTTACACTCCAAGTAGCAGAAGGAGAAGATTGTGTATGAAAAAACAATTCTGGTGGCGCAGCATGAGCACCTGACGCATCCAATGTCCATGAACTGGAAGGAATAATATCAGTTATTGACCTGACAAGATTGTTATTCCAATTAGTTACATCATTATCACTTACCGTTTTATTCGCTACAGTATCGGTTGCCCCATCATTTGGTGGAGTAAAAGGTTCATATGTTTCTCTCGGAGGGGCATAACATTCTATATCCGATATTTCTCCCGTTGTCAAAACACCAGCATCTACCCATTGAACAGCAAACTTTTGAACGCTTTCATATCCGTGAAGTTCGGTTGGATTTCCAATCCAAAATTCAAAATAGCCGTCATCATCTGTTGTTGTTTGTGGTAAAGTATCTGTTGGTGATCCGCCACTTTCCTGAAGATAAACCCATGCAGGAACAGTTGAACTCGTCAAATAAACATTTATAGATGCTCCAGGAATTGGTTGGCCCTCTTCGTTTGTAAGGAATTGCCAGAAATGTCCTCTCATAATTATTCTCCTATATCAATACTTTTTATAAACTTCCCGTTTTTATCTCTTTTTCTTCCAACGGCTCTTTTCTTCGCCGATGAGCTTTTTTTCTTCCTTGTTTCTTCTGAATCAATCTTTCCCTTTTCGCTATCACTAATTTCTTTTTTAGTTTTTTCTGTATGATGTTTTCCAAACATTGGATTATTTTCACCATACATTATTGGATTATTTTCTCCACCATCGGTCAAATTATATCCATTAGGAACTTTTGAATTTAAGATTTTTACCCAATATCTTTCTTTTTCTAAGAGAATTTCTCTGTATTCAGTAACATCAACAATAAACCATTCAAAAGAATGAATGCCATATTTTCTGATAGCATTATGAAAAGGATATTTTGAACCTTTATTCGCACGATATAAATGCTCAGAAATTCTTCTATTCGGTTCTCTGGAACTTATCCCCACATATAATTTACCATTTACTTTATTTACTGCTTTATATATAATCATATATTAAGCCAATTTCTTCGCCAAGTTATAATGGACGAACAAATTAACATCTTGCGGTTTATATAAATAACTCATTTTTGTATAGAAAGCAATTCTATCATATTTATCAAAAACTCCTATCTCTGATATATTCATATCCGCCGCTGAATTTCTAACCAAAAGTTCAATATAAAAATTATCATTATCGGATCTTACACCACCACTTACAGAATATGTATCCGATATACTATGCTCAATATCATTTGCTGATACTGGATCAAATGTTTTCGTTGTTCCGTCTCCGAATTTGATGTAAGAAACATTTTGCATCAAGGTTATCATTTCCGATGCACTCTTACCGATTGCTTTTACTACAGCATGCCCAGCAATAGGAGTTGTAAAAGTGGCTACAACATTCTTACCATCAATTATTTGAACATTGATTGGATAAACTTCCTGATTATTACCATCATAACATCTTACCTGAACGGCAGAATAATCAAGATTATGAAATATATTCCATGTAGCATTTGCCAGAGTTTGTATAAAGATATACTGCCCTGCTTCAGCCAATACATGCCCCGTTTCTGATGCGACAAAAGTGACAACCATATTTTGCGCAGACGGAACACTTATTGACAATGGGATCATAGTTCTATCATATTCCGATGGTGTTGCTGTTTTACTTGGGTCTGGATTATCAATCTGTTGCATTATATATTGTTCTTGCAAAGAAGAACCACTTACCGTATGAGCAAACGTCCATGTAAGAGCAGCAGCGATTTGGTCATAGTCAAATGTCACCTTAGACATAAAGGCATAACCAGCAATAACGTGATCAAAGTGAACAATGATATTATTATCATCACCATATTCAACCCAAACAGGTTCAATTAATTTTTCATCCAAATCAAAACATTGTGTAATTATTTCTGGACTATTCAAATTATGGTTTATATACCAATCTTTTTGTTCGTATTGAGTAAAGAACACCGCGCAATTGGGCAATGCATTGAAAATTGGCTGTGTGCATCTCGTTGTACAATGACCCAATTGTGTTGTTAGATATAACTCTCTCCAAATGCCCGTAAAATCAGATTTCGGTGCAATCAATTCTTGATAATGCGCATGTCTTGAGGCTGGTCTAATTGATTCCCATTGGTCAACCAAATAGCTTATTGTATCAGCATCAATAATATTGCCATATACCAATGGTTCATTAGATAAATCCATCTCTACTTTGTAATGGGGAGATAAAACATTTTGGTCACTAACAGAATAATCTGATGGGTATCCACTTGCCCCGCTTGTGAATGAACTATAATAGTAGCCCATCCCCGCACCGCCAGTAAGTGGTAATGTCTTCATACCAGCAGAAGGAGGAACGGGAGGAACAGGATCATCATAAAATGCGGCATCAGGATTTCCTTCTGATGAAACTGGTGGAGTAGAATATATCTGCTCATAAGTATAATAATATGGATAATTAATCATCAACTGGTCTTCAAAACTTTCCAATGGGGTCAAACCCATGGGTACTGGCCATACTCTATGCCATCTTTCATATATATTCAAATAATTTGTCGTATTATTAAGAATACTTTTCCATATAAGTGAAAGAGAAGTATATGTTCCTTTTCTCTTCAATAAATCAGGCAATGCATTGATAATCGTTCTTTTTTTACTGGTCTCAAGAGTTTCGGGAAGAACAACATTATATAATTTAGCAATATAATATAGAAAATCTGCTTTTACTTCGTCGGGATCAGGAAGTGTAGGTAGATTTTTTGCCATAAGATATGGTTCATTGTGAATTTGGTCATAATAGATAGACAAAAATTCATTGAAATTTGTTGTTCTATTATTTTCGGGTATTGAAGCAATAGCAAAATCTTTCATTCCGTGATATATTATCTTTACTGGAAAATTATCATCACTAGGAAAATAATTTCCGAAAAACGTATATAATCTGTTTGTGTTTATATAATTACTCCAATCAACTGGTTGGTAATAAATCTGTCCTACTATCCAATCTGATGGAGGATTAACAAGTGGTGCTACCGAAACAAACTTCCAATAATTTATATTTGGTGGTCTATTGCCAATGGCGGCAATATGGTCATGTATACATTCATAAACATTTTCCTCCAATACTGTTCCCGATGGAGCAACGGATTCAAAAGCAACTTGGTTTCCAACAGACGGACTATAAGAATTGACAAAATCAATTAATTCCCCATCCTTTCTAAAGTATATTTCCGCACCAACAAAATCTTCACCCAGTTGTGTTGGTGTCAATTCTGACGGTTTATAATTACCAAGCATCAACTTAAAACTAAACTCATTTCCTGTTGGTGTTCCTAATTCCTTTTTCAATCTCAATCTATAATATTTGTCTGTTCCTAATAGATAAACATCAAATCCGAAACCACCCTTAGAAGATATAGTTGTTCTCCCACCGCGAAGATAGCCTCTATGCAAACCTCCAGGATCAAGATGATTTGCTCCATATACTTCTTGTTTATTCAAAAAATTGTTTAGTATAAAATATGGTATATCTGAAAATTTTGCCATTATGTCTCCAGTAAAATAATCACACCATCAATGTATAATTGTGCAAATTGATTAAATCCCAATTGAATGTTATTCAATTTATTAATATCAGGGGCATAATCCGAAGCAGGATGCTCATACATTGGATAATTGCCCATAACATTATATGAATAAGTTGATACATTAAAAGTTGACATATTTCTGATAATCAAATCTTGTATTCCCCGAACATTAGAAAAGGCATCAGTTGTAGAAACAATTGTTGTATCGAGCATAAAATCTACAATATTAGTATGCGAAATAAGTTCATTAAATGCCCTATTAAAAGGATTGAAGTAATATTCTAATTTATGAAGAATATCCAATCGCACTAATGTTGGGTCGAATGTTCTTTTTACTGTATATCCTATTCTAAAATTGAAATAAACCAATTCAGGTACTTCAAAAACTTCATAAGCATTCAGCATTTTTCTCGGTTCAAGATAACTTGCTAATATATTTTTATATGTATTAGTGAATAAATACGGAACGTCAACACCAGCACTTGCTGATGATGTTTCAATCGTCCCCGATCCCCATTGAGAAGGAATGACAGAGACATGAACTTTATTATATTCATACACACTACCAGAAGGAGCAATCTCTTGTTCCCCCCATACCAATGCCGCAACAACATCTGCTCTTTCTTCGAGATATTCTTTATAGTCTGCTTTTGTAACACATCTTTTTTGTTGGTTTAAAGCATTTTCAGAATTATTCTTGATTTCATCTATTGTTTCTGGATCATTCTGTCCTACGGTTGCTGTTGGGTTTGTTACCACAATTCTAGGAGAAGTATTATCACACCATTTACCCGTTGTCTGATTATATATGAATTGAGTTTCTGGTTGAGTTATTGTGCCTGTTCCTGCTCCGCCTTTTGCTCCAAGAGACTTCAGAAGATTTATAGTAATAGTGTCAGTAGTCTTTGGAACATCACGAAATAGCGCAAACTCAATAACATATCTTTGATACTTGTCATAACGAAACATATAGACGGTATCTATATTTTCAAGAGCATCAACCATGTCATAAAAATCTGAAACCCGTGTCCATAGCTGATCACCAACAAGGACTTCAATTGATGAAATATCATCAAGAAGATCATCATCATAATCAAAATTATATAAGGGCAAATTAATCTTATTATCAATCAAATCAGTTCCGCTATATGTCAATTGTAAATAATCGCCCTGCCTGACAGGAATAGAAACATCCTGGGAAATATCATAGGGAAAGGTGGCACTAACAGGAATAGTTGTCGTGATATTATTTACCGTTGAATAGTTTATCACATTCCCATCATCATCTTTAATTGAAGAAGCAATTTGTTTCCAGGCTGGTATATAAAGAACATCTCCTTCATCAAAATCAGAACCCGAAACAGAAATACTCAATGTTGTTCTTCCTGATATATATCCCTGTGCATTATATCCCCTCAATCGAGCAAGAGTATGAACCGTTTCATATAAATCTGCCGTATCCATATATTGGTTCTTTGCTATCTTATTGAGAAAATATGTCGTCAATGCCCCAAGATAACAAACATGCTCGACTAAAAGTGTTATATTATTTCCCTCGAAATTATAATCTCTGAAAATTGGATTAAGACTTAACAAATCACTCATTCGACTTTTCATGGAATCGAAATCCAGATTCAGATAATTCGGAACTAATGTATTTGCCATTTTTACACCCTCTTTAAAATAAGATTAATCATACCAACGCCAGTGTTCTGATTAAAACCAAGAATACCAAAAGTAACTCTTATATCATATTGATTGTTGTCATAACTGGGATAGACATTTATATTCTGTAAAATAACTCTCGGTTCCCATATTTCTATCGCACCCAATATTTCTGTTCCTATCCAATGGGCAGTTCGATCATCCATTGGTTCAAAAAGCATGGTATCCAAATCACAACCAAAAGTAGGAAGCATTCTTCTACTTCCCTTTTTAGTTTGTAAGATATTGATAATAGAATTTCTCACAGAATCGAGATCAGTATCTTTCGTTATATCACCATCATTCTGGCGAGGCAATTCTATATCAAAATCACTATAAACATAATTTGTTGTTACTGTTTTTGCCATACTAATCTCCAGCCAAAATATCTGTTGATCCACTCGTTATAGTACCATAATATGTTCCCGTAAATGGATCATTTATACGAGCAATACCTACAAGATTTCCTATTACAGTAGTAGATGATGAATGAATAACTCCTGTGTGTCCACAAGAAGAAGTAACAACACAACCGTCAAGTGCTATTCCTACACCATTGCCAGTAATATTTCCAGACATTCCAGGCCCAGTTATTGTTCCATTATAATTATTATGATGTGAGGAACAATATCCATATGTCGTATCGCCTATTCTTGCTATTCCTCTTCTCATATTAATTTATGTTTACAGGATTACCAGTAATTGATACTGATCCACCCGCTGTAATTGCAACATTTCCTGTTACATTAATTGTAAAATTTCCAGACACCGTTATAGTTTTATTCGCAAGGTCCGTTTCTATAGCATCACCAGTAATGTTTAATGTTTTTATTCCACCAATATTTTCCGTACTATCATCAATTATATTTATTGTTTCGCTATTCTCTACAGTTCGGATTTGATCCTTTACCTGAAATATATTTACATCACCATCATTGTCTATCAAAATATATGTTCCAGAACTATGCAAAAGTTTTATTCGCTTATTGCCTGGAGTGGAATCAATTTCCAATACATGACCACCATGGGTGTGCATAACAATATTGTGTGGATATTGGCCCCCGCCATTATCCCAATCAACTTCATTTATTTTATCTGGATATATACCATCAGGATCATTAAATCCCGAAAGAGGATTAGGTGCTTGTGTTGGCTTTCCAGGACAGCTTGCAAAAAATCTCGGCTGTAATGGATTTCCCGCCGCAAAGAAAACATAAACACATGATCCCTGCAATGGTATTGTCCAAAATCCATACTTTGAAACAGCACCCTCAAATAAAGAAAGAGCGGGTTCTGCCCATATTAATTCTTCTGTCGGCACTCCATCTGTACCTGTTTTATTCTTATTGGAAGAATGAACACCGAAAACTCTTACTCGGCATCGACCCATTTTTAGAGGATCATTGTTGTCTTCGACGACACCCAAATAAATCCCCATCAACCTATCTCTTGGTAACTGAAAATCTTTTAAATCCGCTTTTATCATTATACTTTACCTAACCTAAAATTGCCTAATTTTAAATTATACTTGGCTGCTGGATATAAAGTTCTATCATCGCATTGATCATATGCTGTTTTGATCAAAACAATCTTCTGTTTATAAACGGGGGCATGAGGACCAAATGAATGAGTTATTGATTTAATCATATACTTTCCTTCTAAATTTTTATTGAAAAATCCTCTTTGATCCCCGCTCGGCCATTTGACTTGTGTTAATTGACCTGCATGCCGTCTTTCATGGCCTCTTACAGTAATAATAAATGTCAATTGTTTTGTGTATCTTCTAATAAAGTCACTATAATATTGATTATCTATATGACTAACTTCTGATTCACCCGTCAGTTCATATTTAGCATTTGACAAACTCATATCAGGGAACAATGTTTTTCTACCAAATAATGTATACTTTGAGATTGCTGTTGAATACTTGAACGATCTATCAATAAATGTTTTTGTATGAGAATCAAATCCCAACCTATGTCCACCTCGCAAGACGATCAAACTTTGTTTATCAATGTTACTCATCGACCAGCCTATAATTAATCCAGCATCCATGCTGGCCACCCCTCTCGAAGTATTAAATATATAAGTGGCTGGTTGATTTGTTTTCTCGTCTATTTCTATATTATCAATAGTTGTAAACATATTTTCCAATGTTTGATAATTCAATCCTAGAGAATTACTATAGAATAAATATCCGGGTTGGCCTGATACATTACCACTTGCCTTATCTGAAATCCATTTTATTGCTTCCATTGGTGTCCAATAAGGCATATAAAAATACGGCAAACTCTCATTAGACTTTTCAAAATTCACAAATGGTTCATTTGCTAACATATTTTGATTTATATCTTTAACTACATCTGATATTCTGCTATTGACCCAAGATTTACTGAATACATTTTGTGTTAGAGCAAAATATCGTGGTTCGATAAGGGTCATTTCTATAACCTGTTGCGATCCTTCTTCGACTTGGCTTAATCCTGTAATATCAGATATTGAAAATATTTGAAACACAACCACATAAGTATCTTTTGAACCATAAGTAATAGCAACATGCTCGTTTCCTGTAAGTGGGGCCAGCTCCATCGTTCCAACTTTATCGACAAATGTTAATTTGGCTGTCATACAGAAACTAAAAATATCTTCAATGAAAACAAATTCTATAATATCGGCGTTATCCAATACCAAGTTTCCTGTTTCCGTTGCTATATTAACTTTATAGGAAACATCACTTTGTGCTATAGATTGTGAAGTAAACTTTGCCATTACTTCTCCGAAATAGACTGTAATTCCTTTATCAATTGAGGAATATAGTCACTTTTTAATATTTTAAGATTGGTGCCGACATTAAAATCTTCAAATGGATTTCTTATATTATTCATCAAGCACAATGCCCACCACAAATCGACAAGATTATATGTTACATATGAAATTAATTCTATCCAATCATCATTATCAACTTCATATGTATTATAATACAAAACATCAGCAAATATTGATGGATCTATCTCATACGCTCTGAATATATTCAAAAATATAATCCCATCATCATCTTTTAGAATATTAAACATATTCAAAAAGGATGTATTGCTTAATCTAATTCCCGTCAAATCATAGAATGATTGGGTAACTGCTGTCGCTGCCATTATACTCCCCCCTGGCCTCCTTTGATTTGATCCAAAGGAGCATGAGTAATGATCTGATTTAAATCACCAAACGTCCCTGTAAATTCATCAGCATATAGTGGTTCAAGATTTTGGAAAGATAGTAGTAATTCACAAGAAGAAGGATAACCATCAACATATGGCCCTTTAAATGTTGGTTGAACGGTTCTTAATGCTCCATATCTTAAATTAAACCATGCTTTCGGATATGTTCTAACCGAAAAAATGTAAGGTATCTGAATATCAATCAACCCACCGAAACTTGTATTTGCTGCATCTGTTGATCCCATGGATGATTGGGTTCGACTTGGAGAAGATAGACTTTGTAAAACCTTTACTGGTTCGATTATATCCCCTGCTCCATTACCTTCTTCAATTAAATTGAATGTTAATTCTAAACTTCGTCTTTCTGATCCTTTATATACCAAAGGCAAATCCATTCTGGAATTATATACTTTCACATTTCCAGCCATTCCCGCCAAAGCAGTTTTTGCTAGTTTCGCCGGCAGGTTCAATAAACTTTCATGAGATTGGCCTGATAGAGCATTCTGTATTTCACTATATACTTGCCCAACTGTTATTCCTGCAGCCTTCCCTGAAGTTAAAAGTTCCTTATAAACTTCTGTTGCCTTTTGCCCCAATCTTGACATAATAGATTCATATTCATCCCATGTATGAGATGTTGTTTCTATCAAATCATTTGGAGCAAGAAACATAAAGGTAGGTAAATTTATACTTGCTCCGAAATCAATTTTAGTGAAGTTCCTTGGATCACCACGCTGAATTGCCTGTTGACTGGTAATTTTATATGCCCTCATTTCAACCCAAACATTTTGATCAGGTTGTTGGCTTCCTGCTTGAGGTATATGCCCCGAAGAACCTGGATTCCTATAAAATTTTCCCTCACTTCCCTGCCTAGTTCCTTTAAATTGATAACTCATAATTTTTTACCATCCGTTGACAATAGGCAGAACATTTAGTCCTGCAATCATTGTCGGTATATCATCCCTGAACATTCCTGGAGCCTGGCCTCCTGTAGCATTTGCCATAGATGCTGATTGCATTCCAGAAGGTCTCTCTTTTCCTGTTTCCCTTGCTCTTTCATTCTTTTGTCTTTCTGCTTCTAACTCCATTGCTTCTCGTTCTCGTTCATATACTTCAGGACTTCCGCCGCCAGTACCTACACCTGCTCTTATTTCTTCTGGGGTTATATTTCTCCCCGCCTCCCTTCCGAACATAGCACTTTCCATTCTTGTTCTTTCAGCCGAGGATAAATCACCAACTTTTCTACTCGCTATATTACCCAAACCAAGACTTTGTGCATTATAACCCTGATTGCTCCATTTTTTCAAGGCAGCATCAACTGATAAACCAGAATAAGCCTTGCCTGTAAGCAATTCTTCTGCCGCTTTCATTCCTAATTCTTTTGACTTGAATTTTAGGAATGTTCCGCCATCTCCAGGATCTCCTTCAGTGGCCCATCCTCTCTTAATCATTTCTTGGCCAAAAGCAGATGGCTGGCCAGGGCCATATGATGCTTTTATATTTCCAGGATTATTCATCCTGTCTGCCATTACACCACCAGGAATTTTATTACTTATTGACGGTCCTGTTGATGCATATGCTGATCCAGGTGAAATTGCTTTTGTCAAACCGGCCATCATTTTTCCTGGTGCTTGTGTAACTGCTGTCGCTACACCTTTTCCCACCGATGCCCATTGCCCAGCCTTTTCTCCAACCAAACCCTGCATAAATCCTGATTTAAGTTTTAAACCACCCGTATCAACATCTTTTAGCCAATTCAAAGGATTTAATTTTCGGGCAAAGCCCTTAATTGCTTCCCATAAATCACCAAGTGCCTCTAAAATCCAATCCTTTATATCTTTAAAAACACCATAAACTTTGTCTTTAACCCCAGGAAAAAAAGAATCAACAACATCTAATATCTTCGGAAATATCAATATCCATTTTAAAATTTCTATAGCCATATTTTTAAGCCATTCAGAATTTTTATCCCACCAACCAACAATAGCATCCCAAGCATCTTTAATGAGATTATATCCACCTTTAATCAGACCCCATGATGTCTCAATAAGTTGCACCCATCCATCAATCCACCACAAGAAAACATCAATTATTCCCTTTAATGCCTTGCCGATTTTCTCTGGCGAAATAAGCCCGAAGGTCAAACCGCTAATTACATGGGCAAACCCCGACATAATCATTGCTATAATTCCAGTATCACCAAACATCTTTTGTGCTTCTGATTCTTTAAATCCAGCAAAGAAATCGAACATACTAGAAATGACGGCTACAATCTGCCCAATAATAGGAATAAATTTGAAAAGTTTTCCAAAGAATTTTACGACCTTGCCAAACTGACCTATTATCGGTATCCAACTTAATACTGTTCCTATGCCTTTTCCAATTTCCCCTATCCAATGAAAGAAGGATTGTATCATTTTGAAGAGAACAAGTGTTTTAAATGCTTTTAGATTTCCTGGAACTCTGGCTGCCAATCCAGCCCATCCCAATTCTTTAGCATCTTTCCAAAGACCACCGATATTTTTAAAAAATCTACCGATACCTTTTCCAATACTTTCAAATATTTCAGTAACTTTACTTAAACCTGGAATTTTCTTTATAAGAGTATATATTCCCAAACCCTCAAATATAGCAGAAAATGCCTTTTTAAGTATGCCAGACAACCATCCTATTATTTTTATACCTTTAAATAATTGAAATAAACCAATACCCTTTAAAGCGTCTATTATAGCATTTTTAATTCTATCAAATAGATCACCTATCTTGAGATTTCTCAATAAAACAATAAGCAAACCAAGACCAATAAGAAGAAGGTCTTCCCATAATTGTCCTCTTTTGGGTTTTGGCCCACCCATTCTTAATTGTCTTTTATATTCTTTATCTTGACCTTCTCTAAGACCGTCTAAAAAGGCGGTTTTTACTTCATCAAGTTTCCGTGATATTACACTTGTGAGATTAACAACAGCATCTTTTGTGGACTTCATGGCTTTGGTTATACCTAAACCACCGAATAGTTTAGTTAAACCACCACTTATTCCTTTCCAAACGATACGCACAACATTTTTAGCAATATCTACTATTCCCTTTACAGCATCAACAAGAAGTTCGACATATTCCTGAAGTGGCCCCAAAATTTCCCCAAAGGTTCGCAATGCATAGTTTCTTATATCAAAGAAAAATTTTCTAAATGGAAAATAGACTTTTACATAAAGAAACTTCGACCAGTTCGCCAACCATTTTTTTTGCAACACTCTATCATCAGAAACACTATGAGATATTCCAGGTTCAATAGAACCACCCTTCATCATCTTCATAACATCTTTGGCGATATTTTCCCGTTCTTTTTGCTTATCTAATTGCTTCTCGAATGCTGATTTTACTGATTTTACCCCGAATGTCGCCATTATCTACTCCATAATAAAAAAGGTCTAAAAAGCATTTATGCCCTTCAGACCTTATTGATCCATTGAACTCTAGGTTCAAGCGAGGCTATTTTTTATTTTGAATTTGTTGTGTTGTTTCGTTCTTTTGTCTTAAATCTTTTATTACCAAATTTATAAATGCTTCTCGCTCAAAATCTGGTAAATTATTACTTTCTGAAATACTAATATGCGCCCGACTTGACAACACATATTGATCTTCCGTTATCTGCTGTAAAGATGTATCAGCACACAGCAGATAGATTAAGAGAAAAAATCTTCAATAGGCACTTCCCTCCTTTGCTTATCACCACAGTGAGGGCAAACGGTATCAAATGAAAAATCAATACCAAAGTCATGATCCTGTAACCATTGAGTAAGTTTTTCCAATTCTCCCTGATTTATGTTATTTATAAAATATACTCTATCTTCCAGCGAAGGAATTTCTTTTCCTTCGGGAGTAATAATCGCTTTTATCGCTTGCGCTGTAGTAATAGTTACTATTTCTGCTCTCCTCTGCATATCACCCATTTCTTTCTTCATATCCGTCACAATTTTCATTGCTTGTTTCTGCATGCCCCTTGTTATCAATGAAAGCTCTACACTAATATTATCATTCAATTGCACAGTGTTCACAGAAACGGGCTTCAATTCTTTTTCTACTATTACAGGAACTTCTTCTTTTTTCGGTGTCTCTTTCTTTACATGAAGTCCAGGTCTCGTTTCAGCAACTTTCTTTACTACGGGAGGAGTTTCTTTTACTTCACTTGCCAGTGTATTTGGCTTAACAACCAACTTACTCAAATCTACAGTCTGCTGGGCTTGGCCATTACATTTCTGACAAGTAGCTTGAAATGTATACTTGTTTCCTCTCGTTACTTTTCTCAATTCAGTTATAAGAAAAAATCTATCTTGCAAAAATTGACCATCAACATTAAATCCTGGTGTTATAACACATTTTTGAAGCAATGTATCCAATGCTTCTTCAATTTTTCCAGGCTCATCTGTTGCGCTCTCATATAAGAGCAATTCTTTCATAATTCCAGTAGTAATCGGTTTAATCTTTAACTTCGCACCTGTTCCAGGCAATGTTGTGTCAAATTCATAAACGTTTAAATAATTCTTAAAAGACATATTTTATTCCCTCACTATTTTATTTTGTTACTTACCCAATGGTAATACTCTCAATAATTCAATTATACCCAAAAATAATACAGGTACAAACAAAGGACATTTGTTCAATATACTTGCAATGGTTGTTCCGAGGACAATCAAAGCCAAAATTACAAATACAGTCATCAATGCTGACATTGTAGCCACCCCCATTATCTTATTTATACTCCACTAATAAAACTTCGCAATGCTTTTTTTGCTTGTGTTTTTAAGATACCAATAGATTGTGTATCAACCGTATGATACTGATATGCAAAAGTTACATCTACTGTTGCAAATTCAGCAGTCCCATAATCCAAGGTCACAGCATTTACCACTTTAGGCCATGCTCCATACATACGATAAACAGCAATTACTTCTCCATCAAGACCAATCAATCTTACTTCTTGATCTGCCATATAGTTTACTGGCCTACCAAAAAGATTTGTTTGTGGATTGTGAATTATATTTTGCCAATCATAAAACTTTGTCAATATCTTTGCATCTGTGTCAACAATAAAAGTTACAGTCCAATCTCCATACGCATGTCCTGCTGCTAATTTATATTGATGTCCAACCCATGAAGAGTTGATTTCATTTAATGTTGCTTCAGGTAAAGATGTTGCTTTGACAAAATAAGAAAAATCTGAAGTTCCCCTATTCAATGCTAATATATCAACCATCGACAAAGATGCGCCAGTTATTGCACCCGCGCCAATATCCTTCAACTGGTTAATACTCATGTTGGTATCAAGACCAGGAGATAAACCGCCCTGAAGAATTGATTGTGCTATTTGAGCAAAACCAGGGAAATTTATTTGTACCCAAAACAAATAGGCCCTCGCACCCGATTTGAATTTTGATATATATTCTTGAACAGAAAATCCCGTAGCTGGCATTAACTCTCCTATTTACCAATAAGCCTATTGAACCCTCTCTTAATAACATCTATAGTTGCTGATGATGGTTTAGGTAATATTTCATATCTTTGAAAAGCAAAAGTCACATCTACAGTGGCGATTTCTTGAGAAGCATAATCCATTTGAACATCACCGACCGTTTTCGGCCAACAACCAAATAATCTATATTGAGTTACAGGATCGTGATTATAACTTAATAGATATATTTCCTGATCTATCATATAGTTTGTGATTGATCCTCTTACTCCTGTTTTCGGATTACCGATAAGCATCTGCCATGCATTAAATTTTTGGAGAATGATGCCTTCTTCATCTACATTGAAAGACACTGTCCAATCATTGAATGTTACTGTTCCTGCCATCTTAAAGGACAATCCAGGCCAATCTATTATTTTTTCCTCAAATGTCATTCCTGGTAATACTGCTGATCTAACATGATATGCTAACATATCATTATCTTTATTCAAACCAAAAATATTCAATGCTCTCAATCCCACTTTTTGCCCAAAAGTAGTAAGAGATTGAACTGTTGCATTTCCGAAAGCATCAATCATGGACTGACCCAATCCAGGAATATCTGAAGTACCACCTTCAGCATTACCAATAGAATTATATTTACTTACTATTGGATTGAATGCTTGTTTGAGACCCGATTTTAAACTCGATATTGTTCCGCCTTGCTGTTGAATAAGATCAGACATAGATGGGGCACCAGGCATAAGCATTACTACATAGAATAAATATTGCCTTGCGCCCCCCAAGAAACGGGTTTTATATGTTTCAATATCAAATCCTGGTTTCATGATTACCCGGAAAATGTAGGTTGAACACCATATGTTGCTTTGTCAGTTACATGGTAAATATATGCAAATGTAACATCGAACTGCGCAACATCATTTGAACCATAATCCAAAGTAACAGCAGTCATGGCTTTAGGCCAAGCAGCAATCAATTTATATTTCAAAATCGGTTTGCTGTCTATGCCCAATAGTTCTAACTGTTGATCTGCCATCAAATTACCTGGCAATTGATACATGTTAGTTGTAGGATCGTGAGTTGCAACCATCCAGTTCATAAACATTGTCTGAATATTTGCTTTCAAGTCAACGTTGAAAGTTACATTCCAATCAGAGAATGTGAATTTTCCTGGCTGTTTATAATCAAAACCCTGCCATTGGGTTGTAATTTCTTCTGTCATTGTTTCTGGTAAGCTAGATGTCCTTACAAGATAGGTTGCCAATTCGGTATCTGCTCCTGGAAGCCCAGCAGGAAATACTGGTTTTACATAGAACAAATACTGTCTTGCTCCACCTTGGAAAGATGCTCTATAACTATCAATATCAAATCTTGGCATATTAAAATCCTCCTAATTACGCCACAGGGCTGGCCCCTGCCAGTTCGGTGAATGAAGCACCAGTCTTTGTTGCTATGAAGTTCAGAACGATAAATTCCGCAGACTTTACTGGTTTGATATAAATATCGCACCATAATTCGTTCCTATCTATTCTTTCTGGTGTATTATTTGTTTCATCGCAGATAACCATATAATCATAGACACCTCTTCTTGATCGAACATCTCTCAAGAATGGATCAATCATATTGACCAATAACAATCTTGTCATATCATCATTAGGTTCAAACAAGAAGAATTTTGCTGCCGTGGAAATTGCTTTCTCCAAGGTGATAAATAATCTTCTTACATTGACCCTATTGAATGCTGAGTCTTTTGCTAATTGGGTTTTCTGCCCAAATACAACCTTTCCCTGACCCGAAAAACTGACTATTGGGTTCAAGCCTGCTTTGTAAAGAATATCTCTTTCAGCCTGATTTGGGTTCCATGCTAATCTTCGAACATTACCAAGAATGGCTCTGTTTAAACCAGCAGGAGCAAACCATGGATCAGAAACGTTATCGGTGTTTACATAAACACCAGCAACGTGACCAGAAGCAGGTATCCAACGATACTTTGCATTCCATTTGTCATAAACTTCAAGCCAGTTTGCATATATAGCAGAATAGCTTGAATTTAAGTTCAAAGTATTGTTTCTCCAATTTCTCAACTCAGTTGCTTCCGCTCCTGTGTTATTGACAACCATTGCATATGGAACATCCAATGTTGCCATGCAATCTTTTCGTGCTTGGCAAACGCTGTCTATATATCCTTTGACGGTATCGCTTTTATTTGAATCAATAAAGATGTTTACATCAATTTCTTCTGCATTTGAATACAAATCAAGGTCTTCTTCGATTTGTCCATCCTGAAGTGTATCACCATTATTATCCAAACCACCCGCCAATACTTGCCAATCACTTGTAGAAATTGTGATCGGAGCATTTTTCTGAGTTGGGTTCAATGCGATTCTAATGTATGCTGAAGATGAATTGATCGTTGTTTCTGCAAAAATTACAACACCTTGATCATTCAATTCGCTTTCATTGGTAGATACATTCCATGTTTCTACAGTAGACCAATTGTTTTGGATAGTTGCATCCTGGTTCTGTTGACATTCCTGAACAACAACCAAGAAATCGTTATTTGTTAATAATTGACTATCAACTCCGTGTAGTGCGGGATATGTATCCCAAGATGAATTACCGCCTGAAGCAATTTCTGTATATGTAGTTTTATCAATTACTGCTAAGCGAATTTTATTTCCACTTACTCCACGATAAGCCGCAATTACCCAAAACGGGTCGTTTCCTGTTACGGTTGTTTGTTCGGCAAACTCATCGGGATCATCCGTGACTCCTGCAACATTATCAAGTCTGTATGCTGAAGCAAATGGGTTGAATGTTACTTCTGACCCGCTAACTGATCTCGCGCCAGCAAATGTAGCCGACACAGGCATACTTCTTGTGCAATATAAAGCATTACCATAAGCCAAAAATCCTGTGGCTGATAGAATATCCTGATAACAATTTGCTACATTGGTAGGTTGACCGAATGTATTGATAAGATCATTTGTTGATGTGATTAACCACTTTTTTCTTTCAGGGCCTTTATAGGTATTGCGTAAGATAGTGACACCAATTGATGTCGCAACTGCTGGAATAGTAGTAGACAGGTCTATTTCATTTACAGCAACTAAGGGGCTAAGATAAAATGCCATGTTGTTTCCTCCTAAAGACTGTCTCGTAATAATATAGAACGTGAACAAAGTTCTTCATATCTATTTATATCAGACGAGCAAAAAATACGAACTGGTCTTTACGAGACTATCTATATATTTATTTTTCGGGGAAGTCATCCAAGGAGTATTTGAGAATGTCTTTTGCCCCATCATCAGGAGGGATTTCTTTTTCTCTTGCCTTTTGTGCTTTCTCAAGAATTTTTGGTGCTTGAAAATTGTACTCAACACCATGAGTTTTTTTCATTGTCTGCTTATACTTTTCTTGTGTGGATGCAGAAGCAGTTGAATGGGACGGACCACAATAAATTTGATCTTTTGTTCCAAAATATACAACTTGGCATGTAGGACACGTCTTTTTATGGTAGGTTTTTCCTTTTATTTTAGAACGCCAATTACCTTCGGGTGTTTGAAAGAATTGATACTTCTCTATATTTGATTCTGTAAATAATATTGAACGCGACATATTTTATTTCTTCAGTTCTACCTTCACAATGGTTTCTCCCCATTCAGTATTTTGGTTTATTTTTGATCTGGCCTCTGCGGAATCACGTGCCCATACAGTTTTATGAATAGTCTCATTCTTTCCTCTTTTTACTGTGACTGTATACTGCTTCAATTTTCCAGTGTCAACATCAGCGTCTTTATTTTCATTCAAATACTTATCAATTTTTTCTGATATATTCATATTAATTCTCTTTTATTTTTTGCTTTCTATTTCTTTGGCCCTTGCTTGAGCATTCTCTTTTGCTCTCTGCGCCGCCTTATGATATTGACTAACAATTCCTTTATCTTTCTTTTTTCTATACATTTTTACTGCATTCATATGCATTGTATATTTTGAAGCATGTGCTTTTACTTCAGAGTCTTTTTTTGCATTACTAGAAAGTTTATTATACCATGCCATTTCGTCTAACATATATTTTTCTACTATTTCATTTATATTCATATTTACCCCGCTTTCATTCCTGGTGTCCCAGAACTTGTGCTCCCAACTCCTGGCTCCATTCCGCTTACAGGAGATGATTTTGCCAAATATTTTTTCTTCTTTTTCTTTTTCAATTCATGAATGCTTACTTGTAATGCCCCGTCTCTGGGAGCATCATTTTTACCTCTATTTTGTAATTTCTTCAATATTCTTTTTATATTTCCTCTTTTGGGTTTCGGTGGATTTGTAGCATCCACACCACTTACAGGAACGGGATATGGTGTCTGTTCTGAAAGATATTTTTCAATTCTTTCTGTTATGTTCATTATAATACTCCCGTGAATGTCTTTTCCTGTATTTCATATCTATCAAAATATAATACACTACTACTTTCCAAAATACTCTCACCTTCTCTTTGGCTCATACTGACTTCACCCAAAGATTGTATCCAGGCATTTTTGAATAGTATTCGCAATACTTCTTTATTGAAATTATCTATAATAGATAAAGAACAATCTACTGAATAATCTTGTGGTCTTTCCAGCATTTTATCCCTATTGTTATTTATGAATGTCAACCATCTGAATAATACCGACCAGTTTTTGAAATTGCTATCTACTATATAACTGAAACCCCAAGCATCAAATGTAACAGAACCAGAAGCCATCAACATTTTTGCTTCTTGCCATCTTTCTTCTGTAGTATCAAGCGTGACTGTGGGTATAATTACACCGAATATATCCAACATCAATTCTTTGGTTGCGGTCAATCTTGTCTCAGATGGCAGTAAGGGAATTACTAACCTATAACTGACAGGAGTTGCTCTATTGATGATAACACTATTTGCCATTTATTTTTTAGCCTTCAATTCCTGAATTTTCTTTTCCCAGGTTTTTATTCTTTCTTTCCAGCCCTTTATCTGATCTTCAAGTTCTTTTATCTTCTTCTCTTTTGATTTCCCTCTATCACCTTTCACGGGGGCAGCATCAACAGGTTCACGCATCTGATTATCTTCTGTGCGATCCATTTCATTCAATAAGTATTTGTCTATCTTTACTGTTATACTTTCTTTGGCTTGACTTTTATGTCTTTTTGTTTCTGAACCGCATTTATCACAATGAAGAACACCATCCATATCATCCATTTGGGATGTTTCTTGATAAGTTCCCTTCTTACACTTCCCGCATTTTTTTCCTTTCATATCAATTTCAGTAGCCATTTTATTGCCCTCAATCAAATATTTCATATTTATAGATAATTCCCGCGCTCTCATCCTTTCTTATGCCTTCAAGATATAGTGTTTCGGCCCCTCCTGAAGGAGCAGCAGAAGTAAACATAGATGTGCTATCCCTCAATCCGAATGCTCTTGGGTCTGTATATATATTTATCATTTCTTTCTTGATGAGTTTTTCATCGTCTTCTATTTTCTTGAATACATAGCCATGTATCATGAAGTTGATAATCCATTTTATAATTCTGAAATCATCTTCTCCATATTCCATTGCCATATCGGGGTTACTGCTCTGTAGAACAATCTTTATTTCCAAGTTCAAATTCAATTCAGGTATACCCACACGAACAAATGCATGGGGAGAAAAATAAGGCAAGATTTGTTCCAGGATTTGGTCAAGGTCAACCATGAACAATGTCCATATATTCAAGTTGATGCCAATATTATACGGAACAGAATTGTAAACACGCTTAACAGAAAAAACAGGATCATTTTCAGTTACAATGATTTTATCCTTCTGATTTGATGCTCGATCTGCCGCGAAGTCAAAAGAATACAAGTCTGCTGCAAGCATAGGAAGAACTTCTTCAGTCCTGCGCTTCTCTTTCATCCAGATATATGCTTTTTCTTTCGGCCCATATTTCAAAGGAACACCGACATACTTTTGAACAATACCTTCCTTATCATATCTGGCAATACGAATGTTTGAAAACATATCCAAAAACTGGACGATTGTTTTGCGAAGAAGATGATAGTAATAATAATCTCTCATTTATCTCTCTACATCTTTGCCACAATGGGTGCATCTTCCACGACTATCTGCATATCCTTTTTTGCAATGAGGACATTTGCCCCCCTCGCCCTCTTCTTTTTCTCTTTCCCATTTGCTGTCGCTTCCAAGATGTGTTTTCTTGTATTCCTGCCAGTCGCTTTCTTTTTCTATGAGTGTATATGTTTTTTCGTTATTTTCACCCAAAAGATATAAGAATTTACCAATAGATTGTTCTACGGATTCTTTTTTCTGATCTCTCTGCTTTTTGAGAGTCTTCAATTTGGTTTCAGTTGCTCTCAATTCTTTTTCATATTCGGCTTTTAATTTTGGATTATTACCCTGGCCAGGAATATCTTTTCCCTTCCTCAAATCATCCAATTGTTTTGAAAGCCGACTATGTTTTGATTCCAGGTCTTTTATTTCCTTTCTTACTTTATCCTCTGCCATGTTATTTCTCCTCTTTATCATCATCCTTGCATTTACAATCCTTACCACACTTAGTGCATTTACCATCTTCTACTTTCCCACCACATTTCGGGCATTTCTTTTCATCCTTCTCGTCCTTCTCTTCTTCTTTCTCTTCGCCCAAATATTTATCCAATGTATAGTCAATGGCCTCTTTCTTCTCTTTGCTTCCATCGGTATTCTGCCCTACCATCTTTCCGCCAACGAATTTGCGAAATTTTGCTATACCCTCTTTCTTTTTCTTGTCTACTCCACTTACAAAATCACTCATATTATTTTCCTCCATTTAAGTATTTATATAATATATAATCAATGCTTTCCTTTTTGGGAAATTTTTCCTTATCGGTCTGATCCTGCCCTTTTGCTTTCCCACCTACAAATTTTCTCAACTGATTGATACCTGCCTTTCTCTTTTTTTCTACTTTCTCTATATGCGACATTATTTTTCCTTTTGCATCTTGGCAATTCTTTTTTCATTTATAACACAACATTTTTCTATCTTCTTTGCTTTCTCTTCCAGATGAGTTGCCATTATATTATATTCTTCATTTGTATCGGGCTGATTTGCTTTATCTCTCCAATACTTTCCCATCTTCTTCATATTGTCAACCCTAAATTTCCATACTTCATTTCTCTTTTTCATTCTTGACAAATCCATTGTATCTCTCCTAATATATATTATATTTGTCATTCAAATAATTTCTAATTTTAGTTCTATCACCATTACTTATTGTTGTATTAACAATATATTCAGCAAGATAACCAGTTGGAGCAATCACATCTCCATAAGAACCGCTACCACCATCATATGTTTCTGGTTGACCAAATGAACCAAATTCAGCTTCCGCCCCACTGATAGAAACGCTATTCACTCGCAATTCCCATTCAGGAGGATAAACCCCATCATTATAATATTCAAGAATATAATAGGTATCAAGAAGCGAATAAAGAAAGTCGTATACTATCTCTCCACCAGAATCATCAACTTCAAGAGGCAGAATTTCATCAAGATATTGGTGAATTTGTCTTTTAGCAGCAGATCCACTTGCTTCTATACTCAAAAGATTACCAAATGGAGTTTCATAACCCTGTGCATTGGGTTTCAAAACCATAAAAATATCCATAGGAACTCTTGTTCCCGAAAAACTTTCTACAAATCTATCAGTAAGAAAAAAACAACTTGATCCTAAAGTATAATCCATGCTTATTACAGGATGATGATTCACTTGATCATCTATCCATACAGGCAAATCAGCTACAGCAAAAACATCATTACCTTCGTTGCTTTGATCTTTCCAAAGAGAAACATGATCTGTTTCATCTTTTGTAACTCCGCTATCAGCACTAAGCCAAAGAATACATCCCGAAACATCTATAGGTCTAAATCCTGATGATATATCCCATAGATTATCATGAATTACATCCTCGGCAAATCTAAGTGAATCTGGTTGAATATTCCGCAAATGATTATGAATTATATCATCAGCAAGAGATTTATATACACCTGGAATATTCCAGAGACGATTATGAATTATATCATTAGCTAAATCAAGTAAAGTATATGCCATTTATTTTTCCTATTTATGGATTTGGTGATACTGAATTTACATATATATTAATTGTTGTTCCATGGGCAACCGCTCTTGCATTTAAAGTATCTATATAACCTTGCCCTGTACTGCTTGGGGGCTGGTTCGTTCCGCCTGATAAGTCAATATATCCTTCAACAAAGTCAGCATTGAGAACATATCTATACAAAATATTGTCAACACATTCTTGTGAAAACGCATTACCATAAAAATAACTGTATGAATCATTTTGAGGAACATAAGAAGATAGATTAATATTTTCTAATTTTTCATTTTGATCAATATCAATATATCCAGGATCAATTAGATTAGATAAGTTTATATTAACCAATGATGAACAATAATAAACTTCAAAACCATCATTAACCGTTCTTAAAACTGGAAATTCTAAAGTAGTCAAATTGTTCCAATCCTCAATACAAATGTCGCCTTCCATAATACCAGTCGGATCAACATCAATTAAATAAGGAAATCTTATAGAGGTCAAAAGATCATCATAATGGCCTTGTTCGTCTTCCCCATCAAAATAAAATCCTCCGATTGAATTAGTTAACAGACAAGTAATACTTGTAAGACCAAGAGGATTGCCGTCCATCCAGTAACCTATCGTGCTATAAAAATCTTCGGATGCTGGTGTCCATGTAAATGAATCTGTCATCGAAACCTCCGTGATTTGTTCAATCTGGTTATGAATAATTTCATCAGCCAAATTCTGCTCGGTTGATGAAAGATTAGCAAGAGTATTATGAACAATTTTATTGGCTAACTCTTTATCTCTGGCTGGAATATTCCAAAGACGATTATGAATAACATCGTCTGAAAAATTTCTCGTTGTGTATGCCATTTATCCACCCAATCCATATTTACTCAACAAACCATTTCTGATAATGGTTCTTTCCTCGCTGCTCAAATCAGTATTGTATATCTTCATTTCAGCAAGATACCCACCAATACTTATCGTACATTGGTAAGAATCTGGATCGAATGTTTGAACACCGAAAGAAGCAGGAGCAGTAGAGTTTACCACATCAACCGATATTGGTGTTCCATTTATTGCCATCTCCACACATTGGGATATAGTTTTTGATGTAGTCAATCCATGATTTACGAACTCGGCGACAACCCATTGGTTGACAGGAATGCTGTAATCACTATATACATTATATGCATTATCATGATCGTCTCCTTCCTGCAAGAAAAAACGGGCAAAGGAAGGAGAAACACCTTCATTATCTATCATAAAATTTATATAACTATCTGTGATTGATGCTCCGAAGTATACAGGCTGGCCAGCAAGTGTACCACCATACGGGCAAAATTTCATCACTATGAATGCAACCAGCGGCACGGATTGACCGCTAAATGCTTGATCAAAATTGGTAGTGGGTATCAAAAGACTTTCCGTTTGGCCTCTGATACTTATTGCTGGATACCCATTGATTGTTTCTTCCACAACTATTGGAAATTCCGTTGGATAAAATACAGTGTTGTTTCCGAACTCACTTTGATCAGCCATGGATAATACATTGCTTCCAGCACTAACAACTCCTGTATCCGATTTCAACCATAAAAGAAGACCGGACTCGGACGAACCAACTAAACTCTGGGCTTCGGTTGCTTCCAATCCTCTCAAGTGATTGTGAAAAATTTCATCTGCGAATGCTGTAGATGGATTATTAGAAAGTCTCCAAAGATCATTATACATAATATCTTTTGCAATAGACAAAAGGTTACTAGGAATATTCCACAAATGATTGTGGATAATATCGCTTGCTAAATCTGCTAATGTGTATGCCACCATTCCCTCCTACCAATTCTTTGTCAATAAGAAATTGGCCCTTGAAAATTCCAATCTATCAACCAACTTCAATATATTTCCTTTGTTGTCAATTACACAAAAACCTTCTGGTTTCGCAACTTTATATCCATTTTCAGAACGCAATAATGATTTGATATTATCTATTTTTTCAAATCGTCTGATAAAAACAATTTTTATCTTTATGAACAATGAATATATAGTCATGGCATTCACCAAATCATCTTTATATGTCTTCAGAAATGAAAGAATACTATCTCGCTCAATCTTTTTTGCTTCCTTCGCCTTTTCCATTTTCAATTTTTCTATATCACTGGCATACTTGGTATTTATCCATGCTACAAAGTCCACATAATATTTATGTGGATTCTCTATTGATTTGCCCTCTCCCTTGATATATGCATTATGAAATATATCCAGAAAGTCCCCAATTTTACCATCTTTCATTTTACCGAAAAATCCAGGGTCTATTTTGCCAGATAAAGAACCAATAATTTCCAAATTCGAATTTATAGCGTTCTCTTCTTCTGTTGTCAAATTGACTATACCTGATATATCTTTTATATATGCGTCTTGAACCCATACATCAGAATGGCTCATGTATTTTTTTACATCAACATTGAATGTAGCATTCAATGACTGTAAATTATCTCCTGAATATTCGGTATGAATAACTATACCCATACTTGCTTTTTTTATCTTTTTGGATAATTCAGAATCATCGTCAGGCACCGCGTATGTTATCGTATTTGGAGTGAAAGTTATATATTCTATACCATCAATTATTTCATTCTTTCTACCATCTGTGAACAATAAATCGCCTTGGTATATTCTATCCACTCCAAGTTTTGATAAATGCTTCAAACAAGTCTTCAGTTTATTCACCAAAGCGGGAGCATGGCCAAAATTTTCTTCTATCTCTTTATCCGTTCTGCCAATTTTTGGAGTTACACTGAATATAGATTTCGTGCTTACAAAAAATTTACCATCCTCTGGATTCTTACCAAAGAAAACGGCTGGTGCACCATCCCATTTCACAGTCACCATCATTTTTTCTTTTGAACTACCATTCAATATATCCTTTATTGAATTTGCTATAACAATATTCTGCTTTATTCCTTTCAACCCATAATTGAATACATTATCTTCATAATGCTCAATATGTTTATTCACATGTTCTTCGCTCAATGATTTTCCTCCAAACAAATTTTTTATTCCTTCATATAGTTTTTTCAAACCACCAAATAAATTCCAAACATCTTCTCTTACTTCCTTCTGTTTCTTTATAAGAAGTTTTCTCAATTGAGCAAAGTGTTTCTCATTATTCAATCCCCTGGCCACCATTCTCTTATACAAACTGAAATTGTTCGCCAAAAGAGCATCCCTCAATTTGGATGCTGAAACGTCTTCTTCCGATCTCTTTATTTCATCTGCTATTACTGAATAATCTTCCTTTTTGAATTGCGCCATATAATTATCTATTCTGTCCGTCCCCGCAACAATAGCAATTCCATGAGCCGTGTTTATATGGTTCTCTTTGATTATCTCTGGAAGATAACCCGACCTGCCAAGGATTGGTTTGACTTCTGGATTTGTAATATGAAGTAATTGTTTTCTCTGTTCAAAGGTCAAAAAATTCTTCATCAACAGAGAAGTCTGCATACCTTCAATTATGAAAACATATACTTCTTCATATTTTGATAAGGCTTGATTGATTATTTTTTGATGGGCAATTGTCGGTGGAGACATTCTGCCGATAAAGATGCCAATCATTTTTGACCTATCAAGAAACAATTCCAGGCGCATTGATTATCTTTCCTTTTTATATTTTGAGCATATCCCAAGATGATCTACTTGAAATTTATTTTTCTCTACATTATTTGCTTCAATATTTGCATCCCATATTGCCTGTAAATTATCTTCTTCAGTACAAAAAATATCATTTTCATAATCAAAAGCAATATGTTTACAAGTAGCACAACATTTTATTGCCTGATCTTTATATTTAATAACTTTTTTCACTTCAGAATTGATACCATAATTAGCATCTTCATTTAAATATTTTTCAAAGATTTCCATGTATAATCTCCCTATTCTATTATATCATATTTTGCTTGTGTAGTAAACACTTTTTAGAACCCATATACCGTCTTATCAACATCAGCATAATCATCAATTACAGGGCTTTCTGTGTTTATATCAGCATTATCGCCATATGATGCTGAGGGTGGTAAATCAAGTAAAGTTTGAGTAACACCATCAGGATCAACATGACTATGCATATCATCAACAGAAGTGCTTTGTGCTGAATATCTGAATGGTTTCAAAATTAACAACCAGATCAATTTACTCAACTGAAAAATTTTATCATCATCATCAACGTGAGCCACTTCAAAAAGTCTTCCCTCTGCAGGATACCATGGAAGATAAACAGCATCACCAATATTAGGAATAATGTTTATTCCTGCGGAAACATCTCTTGAAAATGTTCCTTGTGGTATATGAGCAATTATTACATCTCCACCCATCATTCCAAAGTTAGACCATAGGTTGGGTTCCTCACCGACCTCATAAATTATCTTTGTTGTTTTTGGTGGAGCAAAACCGACCATATTATCTTCACCATAGACAACATCATATTCTGCAATGCTATGGTTCCTTTGATAATATAAGACTTCAATACCAGTTATATCAGTATACTCCATTACCATAGAACGAGCTAATTCCCATTCAGGGTTGTCCCTTATATCATATAATGACCAGGTGGGTTTTGCTACACCTGGAAAATTCGCTCTTTGTGTTGGCATTTATTCCTTCCAGCTATATTTGTCTAAACCTTTATTCAAATGTTTTTTGAAATAATTATCTTTCTCAAGATTACTCCATGCCTGATCGAAATAAGATGGTTTCGTGTCCTTTCGGACAAGAGCAAGTTTCTTTATATCAGCTTTGGATTTGACTTTATCAGGACTTGAAGCAGATTTTTCTTTCATAGCATCACGAATAAAGTTTTCCAATCGTTGAATTTCATGTTCTTTGTTTTTATCATCTTTTGCTTCAGTTAAATAATTATCTATTTTTTCAGTTATGTTCATATCATTCTCCTACGCTGTTCTCTTTACTTTTATTCGTAAGACTTTATCGACCACTTTGGCAATCTCTGGTGCGCGTTCAAATTGTTCTTTGAAAAAATTAGCCAATGCATTTGGTTCCATTTCTCTTGGCTGTAAACCCACAATATAATCATACTTATCGTCATCTATTATTATATCCATTTCAATATGCAGTCTTACTTGACTTGCTTCATTGACTTCGCCCTTTTCTCTTTTATATATATCCATAATGTCCCCCTTACCCAATTATAATCCACCCGCCTTCGTGGGGTTCTTCCATGCGCAATTGTTCTTCCAGTTTTTCTATATCTGCTGTTCCTTCTGAAATCAACTGGTCTCCATCAAGAGCAAGTCCTGTATTTCCAATAGAAGTGAAACTTGCAAATTTTGCTCGTATTCTGCCCAGTGTAAGTTTACACATTGCCGTGGCAAAATCAACAATCCACATTGAGCTATACACATCATCTTCAGTTCCCTCGGCTTTATAACCCCGGATTAAAATAAAACCAGGAGTATTATAAATCAACTGGTCATCCATTTGAATAGAACCACCAGAAGGTGGTGGTGGTTGTATCTCAATCATATTTGTATATGGATGATATATATAACTATAAGCATCAACAACATATCTCTTCACGGTATCGAGAAAGTCTCGCGCAATATGATATGAAATAAGAGTATAACCAGAAGATGCACCGCGCATCAATAATTGGTCATACATGCCTTGATTATATAGATAGTTTTCCATGGTAAACAAAGTATGAATTGTTCCCGCTGTTTCAGAAGAATACCCAATTATTTCTGTTGTATTTGATGGACAAGGATACATTGTCTGTCCTGCTGATAACATAACAGTAAAATAAAATTCCTGTGTAGCATTACCAACAGCCCATTTTATCCAACGCTGACGAGCATAGTCTATATGATCTGCTATGGTAGCCACGTCAAGTTCCACCTTTACAGTAGGATAACCTAGACGGCGTTTTATTCTTTCAATCAAATCAGATTTTTTACTTGCCATTATAATTCCTCTATACCAATAACCGATGCTATGGGTTTTTGTTCTTCTGCTTTCTTTCTTGCTTCTTCTGAATTTTTTGCCCTGACAGTAAAATGATACTCTCTCTTTTTATCTTTACTTGGTATTTTTTTTCTATCAATCATATGAACTTCATATGACTTCATTTCTTCACTTTTTTCATTCAGATATTTTATCAACAAATCATCTATCATTGTTACATCCTCTTCGGCACTTTTCATTGTTATTATCTTGATTATACGATTATCACCAGATATAATATCACCCACTTTATACTTTTTTTCAGTATGAAAAGGCTGTCCACCACTTGTTATTATTTTATAGATAACCTTGGTCATTTGTCTTGTTTACATCCTCTATCGCACTTATAAGATAATGAAGTTCTTCTGCTGTAAGAAGTTCATGAATTGTCTCTTTGGTAGCAGGGTCATCAATGAAACCGCGTATCAATTCAAAATCTTGACCAGACTTTCGCCCATATATGGAAGAAAGATTTTTCCTTACATCAGCAAGATCGGGATGGCTTGACAACTTTTCTATTATTTGTCTCAAACGAAAATCTTGGAGATATCTTCCCATTCTATAGGACGTTTTATCCAAGTTTTGCGCGTTCTCTGTAAACAACCAATACAAGAAAAGAAAAAAAGTTGTTTGCACAGACAATCCTTGAAACATATCCATTTTTATATATTTTTCCCAACGCATGTATTATCCCTTCTTCCATTTTGAGCATATGCCAAATTCATCAACAATAAACCCATGATTTTCACTTCCCATATACCCAATTTTTTCCTTATTTTCTTTATTCTTACAATATATATCATGACTATCTTCATCCATAGATGTAAAAGAAATAGTATCAGAGAAACTACAGCTTCCGCAACACTTGGCATTGGAATTTTTATAACCGAACACACTATATTGTGGTTTGCCAAAATAATCATTCGATCCTTCGCCTAAATATTTTTCAAATGTATCCATTCATGCCTCCCGAATATATTTACTCTATTATATTTATGATTTCCCGTCTCGAATTAGCCATGAAAAGTCATCCACATACTCATATGAATCCGACAATAAACCCCATGCATCATCTTCATCATCAACATTATTTCTGACTTTCAAGACGGCGGATTCATCCAGAACATCCATCTGGAATATTGCTACTGACCAATACAATGCGCAAACCAAATCATCATTTACATCCTTACCATGGAATTTTCCATTCTCTTCAATGAATGCTCCAAGTTCATCTATTGTATCTTTATCAATCAATTCCAACTGACCTGATTCGATCACTCTCTTCATATAAAGAACATATGTAGGTTTCGATTTCCTTGTTGCTCTCATTCCAAGGTCTTTTGATTTCGTTCCGCTGTTTACCAATCCAGCATTTTCCATTTCCCACCATAGATTATTTACCACTACAGCACCTTCGGCGTTATTCTCGCACATTATATATGCCTGATTATAGTAGATAGATAGCCTATGAACGACCTCAGCAAAGTTATAAACATCTATCAAATTATTATGATAAACCGCAACTTCCTTGCATTTTACGGGAACAAGATTTATAATTTTCAATACCTGAATTGCAGAAAAATCTTCTCCTGCTCCTGTGGCTGTGTCTACACCCAAAATATATTTTGCGCCGACGGTGGGCTTTTCATATACTTTTAGTTTATCTCCCAACTCTGAAGCATAAGTATCAGAATATTTTGTAAATAATGTTTCCAAAACAATAGTGTCAATAAGTGTATTTGTAGAACCAAGAAATTCAACTGCGAATTCTTGATTGAACCTTGTGCGACCCAAGTTTCTTAACTGTTCTGCTGCCCATTCATCATCTCTACCAGGAACATCTCTCCAAGTAGACCTGATATATTTGAAAGCATTTTCTTCTCTTTCTGCTTGTGAATATATCTGATGAAATAAATTGAAAATACCATTTGGAGTAGATATGATACAAATCTTAGCATCAACGGATGCGGAGATGGTAGGATAGTTGGATGCCCAGAATGCCTCGGCAATGTTCTTACGCACGAATGCAAATTCATCCATAATCAATAAATTCAATGTTCTACCACGAAAAGCATCTTCTGATGTAGCAGACACAATAATTCGAGAACCATTGTCAAATGTAATGAATGTCTTGCTATATTCCCTTACTCCTGGTTTTATCCAATCAGGCAATTCCTCATACATCAATTTTATTCTGTTCAAAATATCTACAGCAGAATTTTGTTTGTTTGAAGCAATACCAATAGTCTTATCTGCATTGAATATTGAAAACCATAACGCATAAATGGCAACGGTTGTTGATTTGCCAGATTGTCTACTCCACAATCCGCAAATAAATCTAAATTTCTGAAACATTCTCAAGATTTTTTTCTGGTAGTCATATGGGGCAAAGCGAATACGGCCCCTATCGGGATGGACAATCTTTATATATTTTAAGAAATGCCAAATATCTTCAGCACACTTTCCTAATTCCTGCACCTGTTCAACCGTATATTCGTGCTCTACAAACGGCTTTTTCACAACGTCTGAATATGAAATTCCCATGAAATACTCCTTTACATAGATATACTCTTATATCGGTATTTATGTAAAATGAGTATTGTTAAATTGACACAAGCGATAAATATTTTGTGAAAATACCATCGGAATATATTGATATTATTGAAGAAAAGGGAAAGAAATTTATCTTTTGTATGTAATTATAGTTTTGTGAGAGAAATAAGCCACAAAAGGAAAACCCCCATTACCTTGATAGGTAATGAGGGCCTGTGGATGGGAAATAGGAGAGAAACGGTTTAACCGTCAAGGAGAATGAATCTTTCCCTATCCAGCAAGGGGTTGAAATAAGTAAATGGGACCGCTTTTGTAAGATGTGGCCCCTTCTTCATATTGGATTTATCTTTATCGAGTTTCTCTCCATCACTATCCATTTTGTAAAGAGCGTCTTGACCATCACCAGGGCCAATTTTACAGCCAAGATATACAGGTCTGCCCCATAGATAGAAGATGTGTCTCATTGTCTCGACCAAGTATTTTTCATCCAAACGGAGGTCATCGTTTGAATGTCTCATAAGGAGACTGCCATTGCCTTCATAGTTTCCATCCATTATTTCAATTTTTGGAATACCACTATAAGCAAAACTGGTTACAATAATTTTGCGCACCTGTTCGGAGGTATGATTGGTTCTGACCCATTTCTCCATTTCTCCATCCTTTACTTTCTGATAGATATAAAGATCAAGATCATCAATGACTTTTGTTGTGAGAAAGTCTTGCATGAAAAACCAATCTGTATATGATTCCAAAACCTCATTTACCTTTTTGAGACCATTCATTTCTTTGGTGTCCCAAACCGCTTTCTTATTATAATCGGTTTCGTTATCCCATTCGGTCCCATACTGGCCCTTATCCCATCTTTCTTTGATGGTTTTCCACATATCTCTGCCGACAAGATAGGGGTTCAAAGACTTGCGATCTCTGGCAACAACCAAACTATTTGCATAGTTGTATTGACCATGTTCATCCGTTGTCAATACTTCTTCCGCGAACAATCTGGTCAGTATTTGTTCATGAATCCAGGTTGCATATCCTTCATTCATAACTTTTGTTTTGATAATCGGGGAATAATATTGACCCTCCGTTCTCAAGGTTTCGAGAATATCCTTCTGCCATACATCAAGATCCCTTGATGCATCGACAATATATCTCAATAAATCTTCCACGGGTTCAACAGGAGTTTTCTTTCTCAATTCATTCCATATTCTGGCATTGACGTTTTCTATTTCTTCTTTGGTCGTGTCTTTACTATCTGATTCCGTAAGATCAGCAAAACTATGTTTGGTTGGTTTCAAAGAAATTTTTCTTTGATCAAAAACCTTCTGCCTTCTCTCTTCCTCTGTTTCATTATAGAAAGGATCGGAATGGAATTGCAAAGCATGGGCTGCATCTATGGTTTTTTCAACTGCCTTATATCCATAGTTATGCTCATACTCATTGAATCTTGTATATGCATCTGCAAGCAAACCGCATATATCCCTTCGATTGCTTTTGAATAACTTGTTTTGTGTGAAGAAATGAACGTGACCGATAACGTGGGCCATAACCAATACCTGAACAGCAAGAGGATTTGTGTTCATCAAATATGCTCTTGCAGGGTTATCATTGATAACCACTTCCAAGGGAATATTCATACCATGGTCATACATCGTGCGGATTCTCTCATAGTCTCTGCCGAATTTCCAGGATGAAACTTGTGTCGGCCCTCTATATGCCATAATTTCCAGCATTTTGGGTGGAGGAACAATATCCCATTCAATGGGAACATATTTCAATCCCATCTCGGCGGCGATTTGATGAATACGATCTTCAATTTTGATAAGTCTTTTCAATTCATCGTGTGTCATGGATTATCCCTTCTTTTTCTCAAACAATAAATGCTTGAGTGCTGGATATATATGTTCTCTACCTTTGATAACTCCTGCCAAGAAATGTAAATCTTCATTCTTGTAGAAATTGGTTCCGCTATCGGTTGTGATTTTGAATGGAAATTTATTGGTTATAGCATCAAGAAGATTGCTACCTCCACCCCATCCATCTTCATAGTGAATTTCCATATAACCGATCATGTTTACTTTACGATCAAGAATTTTCTTTATGGAGATAAGGGTTTGTTTCGTATCAAAATCTTCACCATCGGAAATGTAAACGACATATACATTCCAGGTATCAACGGGGAATTCAGTTTCGATAAGATAATCAGCCAAATCAAAACCTGTATGGCAGAATGTTCCGCCTGATTCACCCTTCTTGAAAAACTCTTCTTCATCAACTACTTTTGCATCGGTTGTGTGGGTGATGAATTTTATACCGACATTGCTATATGCCTTCTTCAAAAATTCAACCATCCAGAACAACATGGAACGAGCAAGATATTTCTTTTCTATGGTCATAGACCCTGATGTATCCATAATGGAAAGGACAACAGCATTGCTATGAACCTGCATATCTTCTTCAATCTGTTTGAAGCGAAGATCGTCATCTTCAATGAAAACATCACCAGAAGGGGGGACGGTAAAAGTAATGCCCTTCTTTATCAATTCGATTGCATCAATCAAATCACCTTTTGCCAGTTCCAAAGCGGCAAGCGCAATCTCTTCGGTTACTCCTGTTTCGGCAATGATTTCGTGAGCATATTCCATCTGCCTTTTGATGGTTTCAATCAATGTTCTATGCTTATGAATACGAGCATTGACCCCCACTTTGGAAATAGTTTCAAACTTCCATCCTTTAGGAACAAGATGTTGAATCTTGGTCTTTTCTTGAATGTAGGGCAAACCCAATTCCTGGAACATTATATTGATAAGATAATCAATATCTACTTCTGTCTCAATAAAATCTTCCCCTGGTTTATCTCCTGCTCTTCGACTATTTCCATCACCGTCAATCGGTCGCTCATCAATTACATCACCAGATTTTCCTTTACCCTGGCCAATGCCGCCTTGACGATTTTCAGGAATGCCATAGACGAATCTATAGTCACGAAGACCTTTGACAGGAATTTTTACCTTTCTGCCTTCCTTCCTGGTGATAATAGATTCATCTGCTATAACGTCTCTTACATTTTCTCGTATAGCTTTATCAATTTTTTCACGATGCCTCTGGGCATCTCTCATTCCTTTTTCGCTCAAGTCCCAAGAATCATGGTTTACAATTCCCATTTATATTATTCCTTTCAAGGATGACATTTGTAAAGTATTGTTCAAATTCTTCTTCTTTATAATTTACTTCACCATGACAATTATAGCATAAAGTTATTCCATTGTCAAGTTCAAAAATCAATTCTTTATAATCGGAAACTTTCTTGATATGATGAGCACATAACCTTCCGCCTCTTTCATTACATTTCTGGCATGTATAATTATCTCTCTCATATATTTTATCTCTCCATTTCCAATATGCCGAACTATTATATACTTGCTCATTTTGGGGAGTTATTCCGCCTTTCCACATTGGATTTCCAGAACCCATAAATCTCTGTCTTCTGAACTCTGACAATCTTTTTTGGGTTTCTGGTGGGACATTTTTTTTCTTTCCTTTATTTGATTGACTAATTTTCTTTGCTGTCTCTTCGCTTATTCCATAAATTGAATTTCTATATTTTGTATTACACGAAAGAGAACAAAACCTATTAGGATTTTGTGGGGCATAAAAAAACTTTTCTTCTCCACACCATTCACACGATTTATCACTCAACAAATAAACATTCATTGAACCATTTGGTTTGTCTTTATACCATTTTCCCGTTTGTTCATTGAACCGTAAAACACTCAGACCTTCTTTGTATTTCATAAATACCTCCAACTTTATATCTCTGAAAGTATTTATGAAATATTTTTATTTCTGAGATTTTGTGTCTATGTTATTGAAATTATTTAACTTTCCTTACGAAGTATTTCACCAATGAACTGCAATAGGCGGTTCGCGCATTCATCGCAATAACCACGGTTTATGAGATTTTGAATTGCCGTGTGTCTACGTCTTTTCGCCTTGTCTTCATTCACGGTTTTATCCGCAATCGTCAAGGAAACAACGTTCTTCAGATCATTGATAAGTTTCTTCTCAATGCCTTCTCTCAAAGGACCATAATCTTTGAACGTGAAGGGCTGGCCCTTTTCCAATTTGCTTGCCTTGTGATAGAAGATGGTCTTTCGAAATTCATCTTTCGAGGGACTGGGGATACCAATAGGTTCCTCAATGGAGCGCATCAATTTTTCATCGGGGTCACTTGTTTCACCCGTGATACTATCGGTAACTTTTTCTTTACCGACATATGCGGCAACATTCATCATATAGTTTTCGAATAGGCTTTGCGCTTGCTCATCGTATGCGGAAAGGAATGACATATTGACTTCCTTACGAGCAAACTGCTTATACTCATAACTTACGGATTCTTTTTCACCAAGAAGAAGGTTGATATACTTCGTTTTTTCTTCATCGGTGATTCCGATCTGGTGATCAAAATTCTGGCGCAGGGCGCGAAGAATGTCAATAGCATCAACGCATTTCTTATCTTCCTTCATTCCCAATGCCACGTTGATCGCATTGATAATAAAACGGGGAGATACACCTGACATGCCTTCACCCTGAACACGGCCCTCGTCCCTCAATGCTTTTACATCGACTTCCTGTTTCTTCATTTCTTCGCTGATTTCTCCATCATAGATTTTCATCTTTTCAATCAAAGATGAAATCTTGCTTGATACTTTCAAGCGGGACATGACGGCAAACTGAGCAGCGACCTTCAGGGCACCAGGGGAAATATGAATGTTACGGAAATCCGATTCTGAAATCATTTTCTGGTAGATTTTGATTTCATCGGAAACCTTGACATTCCAAGGAACATATACAGGATACATTCTGTCATGCAGAGCTTCATTCTTTTTGTCTGCCTTGAATGTATCAAATTCCGTTTGGTTGGTATGGGAAAGAATCAAAGTATCAATATACATCTGCGGAAATCCAGGTGATTTGATAACTTGTTCTTGCGCGGCGGTCAATAAGACATAGTGGAATTTTACATCGGCTTTCAAAATTTCGATGTATTCGATCATACCACCATTGGCAATTTGCAGTTCACCATTGAACTGATATGCCCTGGGGTCTGTTTCCCCGTATCGGGTCATTTTTGACATATTGACACGGCCAATCAATTCAGAAATATCCTGGGATTTGGGGTCGGATGGTTGGAATGTTCCGATACCGACACGTTTTTGTTCGGAAAATAAAACCTTTTCTACAGGAACATCTTCCCATGGTTTATCGCCATGTTCCTGTAAGCAGACAGGGCAAAGACCACCTTCGATCTTGACACCCAATTCCTTTTCCCAATAAGGTCTTACATCAACAGGAATCAAGTGAAGCGGCTCTTCATGAATGGGGCAATTTTTGATTGCATACTTTGCGGTTTTATCTCTTTCCAAACCTCGCTTCATCATCGAAGCGATTGTTGACTTTCCAGATGAAACAGGCCCTACCATAATAAGGATACGCTTTCCTGTTTCGGTTCTACGGGCAGATGCCTTGAGGAACTTCATTATATCATGGATTGCCTGATATGTTCCAAACATCTTCTTATTGAAGAATTTGTATGCTACCAAATCTTCATAACCCCTAATTTTTTCTTCAGCGGCGACGGGTTCTGTTCCATAATTGATAATCATATTGTAAACTCTGCCTGGAGCAAAGTTTGCAATATCGGGAGTTTCCTTAACCAATTTCAAATAGTCAAGGGCGGTCCCTTCCCACGGAGCTTCAACTTCCGCCGACCTCTGTAATAGAATCACTTGTCTGTAATCGTTCTCCATCATCATTCTCCTGTCCCTCTCCTTCGATTAGATTTTGTGTCTCTTCTTGTTTCTTCTCTCTCAAAACTTTTAGAATAGATTCTCTATCTGTTGTTATCAATATATTTTGATTCCTTGGGGTGCCACTACTTATCATTCCAAGTTTCTCTCGTATCTCAAGTTCCTTTTGCTTCAAGTCAACAACCTTACCCTTTAGAAACAGTTTATCATATTCCAACTTATTTGTAAATATCTTTTCTGCACCAATTGAAATTTCTGCAACCATTTTTGCGGCCACTTCAACCATTCGAGAATCAATTCCCTCACTTACAGTCTTTTCCCATAGTTTATCCAAAAACTTATTTGCTTTTTCAAGGTTTTTGTAAATGATTTCAACGGGATCACGAGGCAGGGGAGCAGAAAATTCAGGCTCTTGAAATTCTTTTGGAATATCAATGCCTTCCAGATTGAACTCATCTTGCAATTTTCTATCATTAATTATTGGCATTTTTCATTCTCACTATATAGTATAACATAAATTTATTGTATTGTAAACATACTTTTATTTATAAATCTTCAACTCTTCAAATAAAAAACCCCTCGCCGGGTTTCCCTAACGAGGGGGCTATTTTGATAAGAACTGCTAGGCAATTCTTAGTTAGGCAAATTGAATACCCTGATTCTCTGATAATACAAGTTTGCACCAAAGATATGTGAATGCAAAGCATATCTGCTCATCAAACCAACTGTTGGGTGGAATGACTGCTCGAAAACTGTCTTGCTTACCATCAACTGAATATAAGGCAGATAGATAATACCAGCATCATATTCTGATGGGCCTTTGTAACCTACGGTTACATAATCTTCGATTGCAAAAGTGTCTCTGAAGACAGTGATTCTGCCATCAAGAGAACCCATTTTTGATACGCCGGCGACTAAGGTGTTTATATCACCGTCTGTTGGATGAATAACAAACGAAGATAGGCTTTCCAAAGCAGCGACAGCGTATGGGGACGCGATAACAAAGTTACCAGCACCTCTACGGGTCAAGATAGCAATTCTGTTGGCTTTACGAATAATCATATTGTATAAGGTTCTATACTTTTCTGACTGCCAACGACCATCTGCATCAGCACTATTTGTGTAGTCCCAACCAGAAGAAATAGCAACGCTGTTCAAAGCGACAACGATTTCACGGTCAATTTCTGCCGTAATTTCATATGCCAAAATATCCAACATTTCTTCTTCAAGATCAAGACCGTGCATTGCCTTCAAATCCTGGGCAACTTCTAATGACCATCTGCTTCTCAATTTACGGGTCTTTGCTTCGACCTGTGCTTTCTCAACGGTCATGTTGACTTCTTTGATTGAAGTACCACTACCAACACCAAGGCCAACTTCTGGCACGGAACGTGCACTACCATCTGTCTGTGCAGATGAAGGTGTTCCAACAAAAGAGCCAATCAACTCACCAGCACTGGTTACATATGTTCCAGAATATGCGGTGTCAATCAAGTTGTATCCCAATTCATTTGTAGGTACAGATGTTGTATTTCCAAGAATGTCTTTTGCATCAGGAACTAAAAATTCCTGGTTGTTGCTGTTGATGTCACTATAAGTCTGTCCTGCTCTGAATCTCAAAGCAAAAGCCAATCCTACAGGGCCAGTCATAGGCTGAACACCAACTACTTCGTGCGCAATCAATTCAGGGAATGTACGTCTGACCATTGGGATAGCAATGTGATGAAAATCACCAGAGTGTGCATATCCAGGGTCTCTGTTCAAACCAGGCTGAGTGTAGTTTCCTGTCTCAACCAAGTATTTACTTTCATTCTCTAACATCAAGGCAGTTGATTTCTGCACTTTAGCAGATTTAATCTTCTTTCCCTCTGCGAGAATTTCAGTCCATTTTCCAACTAATTCTTTCAAGTCCATCTTATCTAAATCCTCCATTAATTATTTTCTTACTTAAATTATATTCTTCCTTCTTTCAACACTTTCAACCACTGCTGCTTTGCTTCTGCGAATACTGAATCTGATGGGCCTTTGACGGCTTCTGGTTGTTTCATATCTGAAGAATCCGTTGTTTCCATCTCGCCCTGACCCTGCTTATCTGCTGGTGTTGCAGCTTTCACTTCTTTCATTGATCCACCGCATTTTGAGCATGATCCTGGTTTTTCTTTTGTGGTCATTATATTACCACATTTGTCACATACAAACTGATCTGTATGCGCTTCTGCTTTCGGTTCCTGCGTACCTTTCTCAAGGCCGAAGGTTTCATTTACAACCAATTCAAACTTTTTATCAATTTCTTCTTTCTCTGATATATCACCAAGAATACCAAGAACCTTTGATCTTGAATCTTCGGTCAAGCCGTCACATTTCTTTCTCAAATAGATATGGGCAGCCATCTTTTTTGCATCATCATTCAAATCCAAGTTCTTACCAACCAATTCATTTACATCTTCTCTCAACTTCTCAATTTCACCTTTGGCTTCTGACAAAAGGTCACGAACTTCCTTATCCAACAGACCTTCATCCAATGCCAATCTGACTTTGAATTGTTCGATCAATTCATCGTATAGTTCACCCTTACGAGCAAATTTCATGACGTTTTCAGGAATTGTCAATTCTTCATCCAAAACTGAATCTACAAAATTAGAAAACTTGGATGTAATATCCTTTTTGTAGTCTTCAAACTTGGTCTCAAATTCCCCCAACATCTTCTCCCTTTCTTCCTTCAAGAGAGTGTCTGCTCTTTCCCTTGCCTTCACGTCAACGATTGAATCTACCTTATCCTTAATCTCTTTCTGTTTGGCATCATCAAGTTTGTCAACGCTAAGTTCTTTCAATAACTGTTCTACCAACATGTCTTATATTCCTCCATCTATTTTTTTATTACTTTACTTCTTTCAACTGATCTTCCAATTTCTTTATTTGTTCTCTATATTTTTGTAATGTTTCTTTACTTTTTTCTCTACCCTTTACATGCATATTTTGTACACTTGAATCTTTTGTCCAGTAATTAACATTCTTTATTTTATCTTTCAAGTCTTTTATTCTCTTTCTTATCTTTTCCTTTGGATCAGTTCCTTCATACTTATTGAATACTTCTTCTGGCTCAGGGTCAAGCATTGGTTCTGGGCCAAATTCCGCACTCATATCTTCTTGCGGTTCCTCTTTGAGTTCATTGTCTCCCATCCAATCTTCACCTTCCGCTTCTTCTTCCGCAAAAAAATCTAAAATCTCATTTTTCAGTGCAGCTTGTTCTGGTGTTAAAGAAGAATTATTAAGACCCATAATCAATCTTTCAATCTTATCGGCCATTATGTCTTCTTCAGCATCCCCACCCATTTCCATATTTTCTTTTAGCTGTCGGCTTTCAGTATAAGGAGAAAGAATTTTTGGCATTTCCTTTGAATCAATCTTCTTCGGTTTTTTGGCCAGCCATTCTTTTATCTTTTCTTCAACACTCGCCATATATTTTCTCCTATCATTATTTATTCAGATAATATATAATCTTTAAAAATGTAAAAAAGATATGCATCTGTTACTTATTTTTTTCAATATCCAATAAGACCTGCCATAGTTTCTTATGGTATTCTTCTTTTGCCTTCAGCATCAATTCATCGGATGTAGGCTGAACGGGAACAATAACTTCTTTTACTATTTCCTTTTTTACTTCCAATATTGGTCTGCTAAATTCTTGGCCCTCGAAAACACCCTTAACCCATGATGGATGATTGGATGGATCAGTTACCAAATCCCAAGTGATAAGAGAAAAATCATCATTGACATACTTATCCTGTTCGGATACTGTTCCCAATCCTCTACTGGATATACCAAGGTTTCCTTCTCTGATTAATATCTTGGCAATTCCTCCCATCGGGGTTTCGAGAATTTTTGAACGCCCCCAAACATTATTAGAATCTTTCCATTCTAATTTTTCAGTTATGATGGCGATTCTCTCTGGATTAATTTCAGGATTTGGTGGATGCCCAAGCTCACCCCAGAGGCATTTACCTTCAATCTTTTGCATTATAGTAGTAATTTCTCTTTCTAGCGTTATCTTTTTATATTTTCGATCATTGTTATTTAACAATTCTGCGGTGCTATAAACACCTTCAATAAATTTTAAATCTTGACCGTTGCGACTTTCATCCACAATTCTAACGTTATGAGAAAGTTCGGTAATCAGTTTCATTGTCATTACTCCTCCATTCTACAGGAAATTAATCTTCAGTTGGTGGGGGCGCATATTTTGCCCCAAATCTCATATCAAAAGCATCTCTTACTGCTTTCCAAATCATGATTTGTTTGGTTGCGCTTGGAAATTCTTTTGATAGATCAGCAACAACCTGAAACATCATTGCATATTTCTGCGGAGTATTTGCTCTACGAGCATACAAACCAACTCTCCTTAACCCCGTTGTATAACTTGAAATATCTTTTGTATCGCTGAATGATGAGGGAAGTTCAATTTCCTCTGTTACATCTCTATCACCAATAAGTTCTGATTCTGATAGAATGCGATTAATCTTTTTATCCAAATCCTTCATATTAATCCTCCAAAATTATTTTTTAGGTTCAGGAGCAGGAGTTGACTTTGGGGTTACATCTTTTTCTAACCCCAACTTACCTTTCAAATACGTATCTCTCGCATTCCTAACCAAATCCTGCAATTTTTCTTTTGCACCAACAAAATTATCATTTTCAAAATCGTCTAACACGTCTTTAACATCTTTTTCTTCCATAGTAAAGACCTCCATATATAATCTCTATATATTTATAATTTGTTACTCAAAAATCTTACTTATCTTCTATTTCAAATCTCCTTCATACATAATTGTCCAATTCTTTCCATTATCTTTCGAATCCGATAATTTTACCTTGGAAACTACTGCTTTCAAATCTCCTTCATACATAATTGCCCATGTCTTTCCACCATCTTTCGAACCCAACAATCTCATCCTATAATCCACTACTGGTGGAGTTGGGGGTGCTGGAGGTACTGGTGGAGTAGGTGGTACGGATACTGTAATAACAGTATGACCAGAAATACCACTCAATGTAGCAATTATATTTGAAGAGCCATGGGCAACAGCCGTTGCCAAACCACTACTTTTAACTGTAGACACCGTTACATTTGATGAACTCCAAGCAACCGATGCAGTTATATCTTTAGTTGAACCATCGGCATATAATCCATTAGCAGAAAATTTCTGTGTAGAACCAGCAATTACTTTTGGATTAGCTGGTGCAACCATTACCACAACCAACATTGGTGGTGTGGGTGGCGGTGGTATTGGTGCTGGCGTTGGTGGTGGAGCAGGTGTAGGTGTAGGTGTTGATCCCCAACTTACTGTAACATAATATGCATCATATCCACCCAATGAATTAAACACACCATCAAATACAGCAAAGGGCATTAAATACGTTCCTGCTTTGCCCCATCCTGTACCCCAAGAATTTTGCCCAAAGAACTGATTTGTTGTCTGGTCATAACCAAATAAGAAAGTTTCATGACCGCCAGCAACAGAACTTGATGTTGTTACTTTTGGCAGCACACCAGTAGAACCAATACTCATCCAGGCATCAAACCATGGGGTTCCAATAGATACCAAATTCCCAGAAGCCAATGCTGAACAAATACCAGCAGAACCCCCAGTAACACGAACATATGTCAATATTGGATATTGTGTGGCTAGTGGATTATCTTTAGATGGCGGGGATGTTGTATCCAATGCATTAGGATTATAAGGCCAAAATTCTTCAAGAAGACAGCCCTTTTGTTTTATCCAACTCATACAATCGCTGGGGTCTGCTCCTGCATCTTGTGTCAATGTACCTTCAATAAATCTTGCTCCATTATAAATCCATTCAGGAGAAAACCATTCTTTATAAACATTCTGCTGTTTTGCTAACCCCGTCAATGTTCCACCAATACCAAATCCAGTGCATGATCCCACATTTCCTTGGTCTCTTACAGTTGGACAAAATTGTGCTAAACTAAATGTGGTTGGAATTTTAAAACCAGAGACAACTCTATCTTTATGCAAATAATCTCTCGCATCAAATTTTGCTTTTCGCCATCCTAATCTCATATGAGGTCTTACCATTTTTTATTCCTCCCCCAATTCTGCCAATCTAGCATCTAATTTTTTTCCTCTTTCTTTCTCTGCTCCTAAATCTTCATCACTTGCTCCGCCTTCACCACCAGCCGTCAATTCTCCTTTTGGTGGATTATCGCCAATGAACTCCCCTCCGCCTTCTTCAGCGGCAAGTTTTGGGAACAACTTAACATCGGCTTTGAACCCAGCAAGGTTTTCTTCCAATTCATCTTCAGTCCATTTCAGATATTTTTTAATCAAGTATGATTTTGAAAATTCAGCATTGGCTTGTAGAGCATTATAGTTAGAGAATGTCTGCTCCAAGAATGCCTGTTCCATAGATTGTTTATAGTGAGATGGAGTTTGCATAAGTACCGAAATTTTACTTCTATCAAGGTTATATTCCTTTACCAATCCTCTGAAATTCAAATGCATTAAAAATAAATCTCTAAACTCCCTGCACATAATTCGTTGTTGTCTTTCAAGGAATTTTGCCCATTTGATTTCATCTCTTGAAATTTCACTTGCTCTGCTTCCACCAAAAACTACTTCACCTTCTCTGCCCTCTTCTGCGGCAACAACTCTTGACATAGGATATTTTATCGCCCTATATAATTTCTTTTGGAAGTAATACAGATCAGCCAATTCAGTAAATCCTGCGGGATTTCCACCAACAGAAGTAATATCAGAACCTCTACCATCAGGTGAGGTAGGAATAAAGAAATTTTCCAGAATGCTCAAGACTTCGGGTTCTGCCGACATTCTTCCAGTAGTAGGATCATAAGTTTGTTTCTTTATAAATCTATTCTTTATCTTTTCAACAAACTTCATTGCTTTATCTTTTGGCATATTACCTGTATCAATCTTGAATACCAATCTTTCAGGCGAACGCACAATACGGAAAATGATAATAGCCGTTTCAATCAACTTCAATTGGTTATAAGGTACTTTGGATTTTTCCAAATAGCCAAAAATTTCCTGTCTTGTTCTACCATATAAACCATAGTTACAAAATCCAATTTGCTCTGGTATGAATACAATAATATTGTGATCCTTTTTGGCATCTTCAATAGTAAGCGGCCTCTTCATATTCGTTCCTAAATATTGATAGAATGCTTGTATTTGAAGAGTTTTCGGGTCATATACGAAATCCATCGTTTCAGCAGGAAGTTTTTTAATTGTTACTATTCCATTTGATATGTTTTTCAAATCAATTACTCTTTCATAGAAAATTCTACCATCAACAAGAAATGTTTTATACCAATCCCAAATCTTATCATTCATTCCGATACGATCATGAAAAAGAATACTGAACTCTTTTATCAATGTCTTTTTTATATTCTCATTCTTGGAGAGTTTATGATCAGTAATTTGCAGATTTAAAACTTGGCCTTCATCGTCTTCTTCTGTGGCTTCATTTGCAGCATCCTCTATAACATCGGCAATTTCAGGAGAATCGGCCATCTTACGATATTCCATTATTTTTGAATACTCGGTTTCATACGGCTTGTTGATATATCGGTTATAAAATCTATTAAAACCGCCAAGACCAAATGAACCATAACCCAAAGAGAAAACATCTTCAATGCCTTCTCCAGTTGCAGCCTCGCCCAAATCTTGAACTACAGACTTACCCTGGAAGGCTTTTATCTCTTCATCAATTTGCTTACTCACAATTTTTTTAAAATAATTATCAAATAAACCCATATAATTTACCTCTTATATTATTTATAAATCTTTGAACCATTCTGATGGGTATCCCATTTCTAAATAGTTTTTTAATATAGCATCTCTTCGTTTTTTTATATCTGCTCCAGGTGAAGCATAATCATAAACATTTTCTTTAAATTTTCTTCTCATGCTCCATCTCCAATAAGCCTTATAATCATTATATACATCAACAGCATCTTTATAAGATTTTACATCATCTTCTTTCTTTATCCTGGTAAATTTCCCCCATTTATAACGATGTATCATCAAATCAGTAAACAATAAATAATACTCTTTACACTCTACAATAACTTCATGATACTTGCCCATATTGGGCGGAAACGTATTATTAAAACCTTTATATTCGGATGCAAGTTTTTTTAATTCTTTATCATTCTTCGCTTGACTTCCATGTACTACTGTTCCGCTTGGAAGTTTTTCTTCAAAATCTTTATGAACAGCATGTAATATATCAAATGCTTCTTCGCTTTCATTCCAATATGTTTTAAATTCTCCTATTGGAATAATCAATCTCGGATGGCCGAAGAAACTTGCTTCGTGTCTATCTGCTGTACAAAAAACAGGAGGGTCAATCAAACCCATCATCTTCAGGGTCTTCGGAACTTCACCACCCAATGCTCCTCTGAATTTTCCCCATCCTTCTCTATTGTTTAATACTTTTACGACAGTTTTATTTCCTGCACCATGAAATCCCCTCCAAATGGAGATGTGGTTCCACCATCCGTGTTTAATGAGAGAGATGGCCCGTTCCATCTCATCCATCTCTGCCATCATACCTTCTGTTTCAACTATATCTTCATTTATATGTTGTAATAATCTGCTCATTATTCTGTCTTTTCCGTTATCTTTTTTTGTTCTTCTTGCGCAGTCGCTATTTCTCTTATCTTTTGAATATTCAAAAGTCTTTGTCTTTCAGCAACTAATTTTTCTAAATCAATTCCAAGATTTTTTCCTATAACATCAGCAACAACTTCTGTATATTGAATTTCATTTCTAACTTGTTCGAGTGCTTGTTGTGTTCCAATCTGTCTATTATAGAGTTCTTGTATCATCAAGAAAACTCTCTTTGGAGAACAATCACAAACCAGTTTTGGTTGACTTCCTGTATTGCCCGTCATTGGCCCCGCTACCCACAATGATTCTATATAATTGGGACATTGATGCGGGGAACTAAACATCAATACTTTCGCAAATTCACATTTTTCATAATTACACGTATTATCCATTTTTATTCACTCCTTATACCAATATTTAAAATTTACATTAATGGATTATATTTGATAAATGGTAAAGTATCTACTTTATCGTCTGATACTTTAACTGTTCCAAAAATAAAATCCGAGAACGCACCACCAACACCTTTATCTCCACCACCAGAAAAATAATCATAACCATCTACTTGTAAACCATTCAACCAAATCCATGACCAACCCTCATCGCCATCTGCTCTATGACTATATAACGAATAAAGATGATATTTTAAAAGAGATGTTATTCGTGGGCGAATACCACCTGTCCCCGCATCCCATCCAGCAATAACAACTCTATCTGAAGTAACTTTAAGAGATATAAGCCATACATTAGTACCAGTGGTTTCTCCTGTTTGGCGGATATCTGTTTCGAACAATGTAGAACCATCGGTAAGAGATAATTGTCTTACCTTTCCAAATCTTACAATCATCATTGAAGAGTCGGGGTCATATATTGAATAAATAAATCCCACATAAACCCCTGTACTATCAACATCAATACATGATGCTGACATATAACCATAATCGTCTGTATACCCATATACTCCCGCATCATCATCTGTTAGATTTGGTATAAACCATTCTTCAGTAAAATCAGATTTAGCATATTTTGAAACACCAATGATACTAGCAATATATATATAATTACTGTCTAAAGCAATGTCTTGCGAATAATTACGTCCTGGTGGATGTGCTGGTATAGAAAAGTCATTTACCGTAGAACCATCAGTTTTCAAAACTTTGAGACATTTTTGTGTCGAGTAATCAGGCTCCTCGTTTATAAGAATATACATATGGGTATTATCAATAGCAATGCCTGTTGGATAAGTATTAGTAGCACCAACAGAAAACATATAAGTTTGAGCCCAAACCACGGCCCCATCTGAACAATTTTTACATTCATATTTTGTTCCAAAATAATCTACACCACCAAGATGATAATAATAAGTAGAAGAAGTAAAAAGATATGTTTCATCCGAAACAATATTACAAATAAATTTCAGATCAACTATAGGAAGACCACCAGAGAGAGGAACAAAAACCATTCCAGTAGCTGAATAAGTAAAACGACCACCTGTCCCAAATGCAGGAACTAACGCCCCCGTACTTTTATCTCTTTTTTCTATTATTGGTGTACATGCCCAATTTTTATGGCCAGGAATGCCATAATTCGGATCAATTTCAAATCCATGATAATAAACATAGTTACTATCCATTGCTACTGCATTCATTTATCAATCTCCTAAAAGGGAAAATAATTATCTCCAGGTGTCCATGAATCTGTTCCAATATAATTATTATGTCCTGTGTCAGCACTTTCTTCATACCAAGTATTACCCGCAAAAGATACAACAAATGAAAGTGTATTGGAAGTTCCCCCGCCTGGTGTCGGATTAAATACTGTTACAGAATTAGTTGCAGGTGAAGTAATATCTGAATCACTTACTGTCGCCGTCAAATGAGTTGAAGAAAGAAAGGTTGTTGTTCTGTCTGAACCATTCCATCCGACCACAGAACTGCTTACAAAACCCGTGCCATATACATCCATTTCAAAACCAGGATCACCAGCAGTTGCGCCAGAAGGATTTAAACTTGAAAGTACAGGAACAAGATTTACCTGATAAATTGCTGTTACAGTATAATTGGAATCAGCAGATATAGTCATCAATGTATCAGTAGAATAATCCCCACCATTGACCTGCCATTTTATAAAATCAGAAACAGGGAAAACACCTGGAGCAATAAGAGCAACTGTTGTGCCCATATAATATTGTCTCGTAAACGGAGCATCACCATCTGAATTTCCATTAATATCAATAGGAAATACTTTTACATGAGCAGATGATCCTGAAACTGGAATTGATCCTATACTCAATGTTCTTACAGGATTTGATGGAAAAGCAGATGCATTTCTTTCCACCAAAATACCAACATGGGCAAGGGGCCTCCAGGTATTGGATTCCGTCGCTAATGAAACATTATCTGTTGTTGGGGAGCCTGTACCACTAAAACTACTATATGTTTCTTGTGGTGAATCTGGAAGTCCACCAACGGGAATTGAACCATGACTATGCCCCACATTACTTCCTGTTGCAGAAGTAAAATTTTCCATCGTTGTCTGAAATTTTGCAGGACCGCCACTCAGACCACTTAATCCATTATTACCACTTTGATTCCATGCTATTTCATACCAATCATGTAATATAACATGAGCATGTTTTGGTATTTCATATACCCCCAAATAAGCATCAGCAACAGTATGATTATGTGGAGGATAAAAAGTATGTATATGTGGTGGTCCATCGTGGGAATGGGCGAACTCAATATGATTGTGACTATCTTCAAGCCATATTCCAGCAAAATTGCCCCCTGCGACATCATAATACCCACCCGTGCCTGGAGCCTTTATGCCAACCAAAGAATCTGCCGTACTACTAAAAATGGTCCATCCATTAGGTGCTACATTTTCATATAACCACATCCTTCTTCCATTTATAAAAAATGAATTATCAGGATCAATATTAATTGTTTTTGTTCCTGGATTAGTAGTTATTGTAATTCCAGTTCCACCAGCAATATTCAATATTGCATTAGAACTTATCATTGAAATTGTTGATGCCCCTACTTGAATTTTGCCAAAAGTTGGGGATGCATAAAAATTTATTGTTCGATTTGTTGGATTTGAAAATAAAGAAATACCAGGGCCAGCTACAAAAATAATTGTGTCATCAGATGTTGTTGCTATTGCATTTCCAATGTTTTCAAAATTATTTGATGATAATACAGTTAAATTTTTCGTAGTTGGTTCTGTGAGAAATGATACACCACTACCATTTACAAATGTTAATGTATCCATAACAGAACTTGCGGAGACAAGTGGAGAAGAAGTCACATTTATTGTTCCAATACCAAAAAATGGATACCATTGATTTTTTCCGCCAACAATAATAGTATTCGCTTCTGCACCACCTATACTCTCAACAAAAGCCAATCGTCTCTTATCATCAACAGTATAAATTGGTTCTGAAGAAAGTCTTTCTATAAAATGTTCGCCAATAATATCTACTTCATGAAATTTCATTTCTTCCTCTATATCTTCTGTACTATAATTCCTATGGCAGCCATGGGCCTCCACGTTGAAGGTGTTGCTGAATAAGATAAACTTGCTGAAAAATCTGCTCCCGTACCATCACCCGCTGATGTTGATGTATCTGTTCCTTCTTGACTTGTATATCCATGATCATGCGCGGGAGAAGAAGAACCCGCGCCAAGATAGGGTTGCCCCGGGGCGGATTGTGGATAAGATAAAACCGTTCTTTGTTGTTGTGAGGAATAATAATCTTTTCTTGCAACATAACCATTACCTGATCCCCAGTCTCCCGAGTATTCCAATACTCCATGTGTATGATCTGGAAGATTTGAAATAGTCAAATTTGCTCCCAATATATAATGTTTATGCGGAGGAACTGTGTGTGTATGTTGACTACTTACAGTGATATGATGTGCTCCTCCAGTATGAGTATGTGTTGCTCCAGCCCATGACCACGTTCCACTTTGAGAACTACCAACAAAAACACCAAGAAGGGCGTCTGTTGTTCCGCTTACTATACTCCATCCAGCAGGAGCAGTATCATGATAAATCCATATCTTTGCACTTAAAAATCCAGGGTCTAAACTAAAAGTTAATGTTTTCGTTATATCATTTACACCAATATGTATTCCACTACTTGCACTTGGAACAAAAGTCAATGTATCATTAGTTTGTGTTGCAGAAACAGTTGCTTGTGTTTGATTTGGAACATCTACAGAACCAAAACTATTTGAAGATTGAACTTCCACGGCTTTGGGAGGTGAAGAAGGTACATATACAGAAATTCCATTTGCTCCATTTATTATCAATGTATCTTGTGGTATAGTTGAGTTTATATCATTTAATTTACCAAAATTATTTGCTATTGACATAGATACGGACTGTGATCCTGCACTTGTTGTTATTGTTATTCCCGTTCCCTCTTCCAAAGTTATAACATCATATGGGTCATTTAAAATTATATCAGGCTGGCCTGTAACTGTTATTTTTTGAATATTGTAAAAAGGAATAAATTCAGATGTTCCACCAAAAACCATTGTGTCAAGATTTGTCACATACATGATTCTTCCTTCTGATCCAGAAGGAGGAAGGCCAGGAAGCCATGTAGGAAGACTACCAACTTCTTCTAACCAATATTTCCCTTGTATGTCTACCTTATGATATTTCATAAATTAATCCTTACTGACTATTATTCCCTGATTAGCCAATGGTCTCCATAAATCAGTATCACCAAAATTATTACTTGTTGTTCCTGAAGAATGTGTAATTACTACACCACCACCACCAGGATCGGTTACTGTTGCTCCATTTGGTGTTGATGCATTATGCCAGTGTGGAATACCAACAGAACTGGGAGAACTTCCATCAGGATTTCTCATAGTAGAAGATGTCTGATTAAATGGTGCAGGGAGAGTATGAATAGTTCCCGAAGCATCTCTACTCACCAAACGAGATTGTCCTTGAAGTCCTGTACCCAAATTTCCACCCACAGGAAGAGAAACCATATCATCCCATTCATGAACATGCGCAGGTAATTCACTTTCAGTCAATGTATGATATTGAGTAGCATGAACATGTGTATCCATGGGATGCGTATGGTCAAATGTAGTATGGTTATGGTTATTGCCAGTGTGGGTATGTGTTGGATGGCCCCACGTTCCCGCTACTGTTCCACCAGCAACATTATATGTACCACTTGCTGATTTGATAGCAACAACATTTCCTGTTGTATCTGCAACAATTGTCCAACCCGCAGGAGCAATAGATTGATTTACCCATATTTTTCTTCCCGAAGCAAAGAAATTATCATTTCTACCCAAAGCGACTATGATTTCCTTTGATGCGGGGAATGTATTAAAAAATAAATTCGATGAACTTATATGTAATAAATCAGAAGGAATATCAGATGAAATGCTTGATTGTGACGGAGAAGCAATATAACCTATACTTGGGTCTCCACTAATTGTAACTATTTTCGTTCCAGGATTAGTGCTTATATGTATATTGGCACTCACAGAAAATGTCAAGGTATCATTTGGGATGATTGAAAGTATTTCTGGTTGCCCAACAATAGTAATTTTCCCTATTGTATTTTTTGCAACAAAGGTTAATTTTTTCGATGCAGGATCAGTAATTATCGTCAAGCCCGTGGGGGAAAATTGTAATGTATCCGATGCTAAATTTGCTTGAATATCTGATTGACCACTAACACCAATTTTCTGAAAAGTAAAATATGGATGCCAATATGATCCTTCGAATAATTCTTCTTCAGTATAAGCAAATGTGTTTATGTCTTCGATAAAAGCAAATCGACCATCTCCAGCAGAAGTTCCTGGTGTTGTAGATAGTCGTTGAAGCCAGTTACTTCCTTGCATGTCTACTTCATAAAAGATCATTCAGTCTACTCCCATATATATTCAGTCAATACTATTTATAAATTTATAACATTCGATTTAGTCGTTTAATGGGAATTTTACCACGATATTCAGTTGCTTTTACGAGAACAGACATAATTCTTCTTTTCTGTCTCCAGGATAATTTTTGCATCATTGTATTTTCTATCTTTACAATGTCTTTTTCTTTGATGATGTAATCATATAGGTAGTGTACGCATTCATGGATAAGAATACTGACAGGATCATCGAGAACACGATGATTGATGAGGATACAAATTATATTTCGGCCATCATCATAAATTTCTCCACAGATAGTTATAGCATTTTTGCCGTTTTTATTGCTAATAATAACAGGAACAATGGATTTATAATACAATCTTCCACAATGATCATCTGTTATCTCGCCAAACCATATCTTCTTGTAAAAATCTTTTTGCTCTATGAGTTTTGTTAATTTTCGAAATAGACTTGATTTGGTTATACGAACATCTTTATTTTGAAAAATTGCTCGTTCATTCATTCTTTGATTATTTATAAAAAGGGGGAATAAAAAAAGGAGAGCGGTTGCTCTCCTTATTTGGCGGGAATGGCTGAATTATTCAGACAGGAAAACGTATTTTTCGATTGTTCCTCTCTGAATTACAAAATTGGGGCAGGTCTTCCAGCGAACCCAATCTTCAGGCTCTTTGCTGATGAAAACACCGTTCTTCCATTCATCTTCCATGTCTGCCCAGTTTACACCTTTCTGGTGAAGCATTTCATGTTTATCTGCATTGCTTTTGTTCTGCATCTCTTTGTGAGAATAATGTATTCCCGTAAGCAGACTGACACTGTTTCGAACCCAATCCTTCTGTCTCCAAACAAAATAATTGGCAACTTCCTCTTTTGGAAGATTGAAAACACGAGCATCAAAAACTGCTGGCATTCCAATAGTACGGGAAAAATGGACTGACATATAAGAGGCGGAAACGCTTACCATCTTCTGCACGTTATGGTCAAACCATGCATCGGTCTGAAGTGTATCAAAATCCGTGAGCAGAATTGATACTTCATCACTTTGAACATAAACGCATTTTGCGCCCTGGATTTCTCTCACTGTCTTGATTGCCGAATTTACCATGGCATTCAGAAATTCAACATCGAATGGAGACTTACAAAATTTATCTGTAAGAGTATGAAATGCTTTTCCGTCAAGGCGAAGAATTACAGGGATGCGTCTGATAAGTTTCGCCCTCCAAACATCTTCATACCGCTTCATTCTATCACCAAATTCATCGTTCATTTTCTCTTTCCTTTGCTAAAATCACATCGGATTTGATCATGCCGTCAATGTAACCTTTGACTTCAATTGCTTCCCATTTTCTTTGTTTCTTCAACCAATCAAATTGCCTCTCGGAAACCCTCATATATCCAAAACGCTTTTCGTCTTTTTTTCGGTAAATAATAGCAATATTTTTCACACCATCTCCTTTATGGTTTTGATAATTGCTCTTTGGTTATCTTGAGAATGTCTTCGGGTGTTTTGATATTGAATTTTTGCATAAGATATTCAAGTTCCGCTTGATCATTTTCTTCCATCGGATAGCCTCTCATGCCAGAAATCAAAAGCAAAGTCCGGCGAAGGTATCGTCTTTCTCTGTTTACATGGATACATCCCATAGTTACCGCAACAGAGTAACCGATCAACAGATAAACAAACATAGTCATAAATCCTCCTTTGGATTTTCTTATATTATAGCAAATTTGTATTTATTTGTCAATACTTTTTTTGTTGAATAATATTGATGAGTTATATATGATTTTTTGTTTCAGGGTCAACAAGTTCAAAGAATAACTCTTCGGAGTTCAATAATATTTTTGGAGCAAGAGAAATCCTATCAAATGACAATCTTTTTGAATTTACCAACAGATCAATTATAGCGGAAATATTATCGAAATATAAATTGTTTACATAATATAGACTGTCGAACATGTAATAGAAAATAAAATCTTTCGATACATTGACCAATAAATCATATGGGATGGTAAGATCTTTAGAAATGCTTGAACCATATTCAATTGGAATATAAAAATTATTTGTTACTGTTACAAATTTATCATAACTATAAGGAATAGCAATATCAGAAACAACAGAAATTAAAAAGGAAACAGGCAGAAGACGATCTCCATATAGTCTTTTCAAAATTTCCAGAGCAAAAGTTTTATCCCCACTTATACTTTTCAAAATTTCCAGAGGAATTATTTTGTCTCGATAAACAGGAGATGAGAAGTCATAAGGAATATTGAAATCTTTTGTACTGCCAACAAATCCTTGATACTCATATGGTGTGACAATGTCCCTATACAACCCCTTCAAGACTTCCAGAGGAATTGTTTTATCCTCACTTATACCTTTCAAGACTTCCAGAGGAATAGTTTTATCTTGTGTAGTAAGAGATAAGAAGTCATAAGGAATATGTCTATCTTTATACAATCCTTTCAAAATTTCCAGAGCAAAAGTTTTATCTCGATACAAAGATACTCTTTCTTCTATTGGAATTGTTTTGTCTCCATATAGACTTTTCAAAATTTCCAGAGCGAATGTTTTATCTTGAGTAGTAAAAGACAAGAAATTATATGGTGCGACAATGTCTCTATACAATCCTTTCAAAATTTCCAGAGGAATTGTTTTATCTTGTGTGGTAAGAGATAAGAAATCATAAGGAATGTTAAAATCTCTTGTAACGCCAACAAATCCTTGATATTCATATGGTACGTTAATGTCTCTATACAGTCCTTTCAAAATTTCCAGAGGAATATTTTTGTCTTTCTGAATTAGAGATAAGAAATCATATGGCATCTGAAAATCTTTTGTTGCAGTTACCAAATGAAGTATATCATAAGGGAAGATAAAATCTTGAGATACAGTATTCAAAAACTCGAATGGAATAAATTTATCAGCCATTATGTTGATTAACCATTCGAGAGGAAGTTGAAAATCTCTGATAATAGATGCATTATAAGATAATGGAAATGTTACATCGGCATATAGAGATTTTCCAAAATCAAATGGTAGTATATTATCTCTGTATAATGATTTCAGAATATCAAATGGAATTATTCTATCAGCATCGAATGACTTACCAAAAGCATAAGGAAATATTCTATCCGAATTCAAAGATATTTGACTATCAAATGGAAATATTTTTTCAGAAGCAATTGATTTCAAAATTTCAAAAGGAAAATTTCGATCCAAACTTACAGGAATAATATAACTATAAGGCGATGTTCTGTCTGAATTTATGGAAACACGATAATCATAAGGTGATGTTCTGTCTGAACTCGCAGGAATGATATAACTATAAGGAAACGATTTGTCTGAATTTATGGAAACACGATAGTCATAAGGAAATATCCTATCCGAATTCAAAGACACTCTCATATCGAATGGGAATATTTTATCAGAAATGTCCTGTTTCAAAATTTCAAAAGGAAAATTTCTATCTGAACTCACAGGAATAATATAACTATAAGGAAAAGATTTGTCTGAATTTACAGGAATAATATAATTGTAAGAAAAAGATTTGTCTGAATTTATGGAAACACGATAGTCATAAGGAAACACCGAATCCTTTATTACAGATATAGATAAAGAATCTTGTGAACCTTCAACTGTGTTTCCATAAACCAATCCATAAGACATTCATTTTTTCCTTATTTCTTTTCTTCCTGCTTATCGTCTTCGATCATGAACATAAGCATTTTAATCTGAATGGGTGTAAGCCTGACATCTTTATCTTCCATCAGTTTATTGGGAATAGTCAAATGTTCAATCTCAATAGGCATCATTAGAAGATTGCCAAGTTCATTCAGATAATTTACTTTAGTTGCATCATCTTTAAAAGTATAAATCTGCTCGCCAGTAACAGGATCGTTGGATATGATGGGTTGTCCGGCATCATTATGAATGGCATATGTCTTCACAAATTTCTGTCTAATCTCGATTAAAATTTTCAATTCTTTCTCTACTTCTTTGGCTAGTTTAGCGAAAGCATAAGATACCTTAAATGGAAGATTATCTTTATTCACAACTGCACTCAAGGCAATACTTGTCTGTTCCAATTCACTCGTTGTTAAAATCGTCTTTGACATATTTACTTCCTCTCTTTTTTATTCTGGCCTGAGCCAGTTTATTAAATTGGATATGAAAAATTCCCAAAAACCTCATCATTAGCTGCCATAGTTATCCATGCTAAATTTGCCGCATCCATTTGACTTTGGAAACCTATCTGAGTAGAAGTCTTCAACATCCCCATTGCCCTTGCTCCAGTCGCAGGATTTGCATTATTCGCGACAACCCAAGCATTCACAAAAGCATTTTCATTGACTGTGCTAGATGGTATTGGAGGTAAAGAACAAAACACATCACCAGACCAACTACCAACGTTAGTAACTTTTACTTTAAATATTACTGTGCAAAAATTATGTGAGATTGAAAACATACCCGAATAGACTCCCTGTGCATACGATCCTACTGATCCCCCTGCGCCAGAGCAAGTTGGAACGAAGAAAAAGTATCCAGGAAATGATATTGGATTCTCTTCATGACTGTAAAATGGAAGAGTGATAGCTTCACTCGCTAGTGAATAATTTGTACCACCTGTCACGGTCAGAAGTGTGTCAGCAACCGTTATGATATAAAAATACTTAACTCCAA